AGTCCAACCGCGCCTATAAAAGGGCAGAGTTTTAGGATATCCTAAAACTCTCTCCTTTTATTGTGCGGGGTCGGCAACGGAGATGAGCCAGGGCTATTATCTGAAGGTGCCGAGCTGTGCTACGATTGAGCCAGGAAGGAGGTGGGAGAGGATGAACATACAGGAGCTGATCCGATCCGCGGATTCGGAGAAGGTCGACCAGTATCTCTGGTGGGCCAGGTTACAGCCGTGCGATCCCGACAAGGCGGATATGACCGAGATGATAATCGAGATGGGCCTGACACCATACCAGGCCGCACGTCGGAGGGCGGATTCGGGCGCGACCAACAGGAGCTTCAAGACACTATACTACCACGCAAGGGTGATCGTGCAGGATCTATACGAGCACCTGGGGGAGAGCGTGCAGGATAGGATACGGGAGCTTCAGATGACCAGGGAGACGCACTGCGCTCCCGATCAAATACAGGCCATACGGGAAGCCTGCGAGCACATGGGGTTCGAGATAGAGGAGGACATCCGCGTGCGGCTCGTGGAGCGGAAGGTAGGCCGAAACTGGAGGGAGGTGAAACCCGATGAGACGGGAATGGAACCGATTGGACGACCTAAGGATCATCGTCGCAATGGAGAAGGGTCTGACTCCCTGGGAGATAGCCAAGGAGCTACACCAGGACATGAGGAGGACGAAGAGGGCGATAGATAGCCGAGCCAGGAAACTGGCGAGGCGCATGAAGGAGGCGAGCTAATGATTTGTCCACTGTGCGGGGAGGGCCAGTTCGAGGAGAAGCGGGCTGGCTACACCTGGAAGTGCAACATGTGTGATGCGCGTCTGCTTGCGGATCCTGAGGCAGACTCAGCGGAGGCTCTCTGGCGATCGGAGCAGGCCTACAAATACATGATCTCCAAGAAGGGAGGAAGCTCCAACTCGGGAAACCGCATGAAGCGGGACGACAAGCGCGGCAAGCGCAGGGAGCCTCCCTACATGCTCGAGTAAATAGCTATGCTATGATGCCTGGATTATTGTGACTCATCTGACGGGCCAGGATATTCACGAGAGGGTGGATGAGGTATAGTTATGGTGATAGCGTCATGCCATGAGGCGGGCGCGATCTTCTTTAGGGAGGTGAAGCAGGTGGCATTCGATCAGAAATACACCCAGGAGCAGAAGGATAGAGCGCTCGAACTGGTGCGCGATGGGAAGACACATAGAGAGGCCGCAGAGGAGACGGGCATCGAGCTCAACTACCTGCGGTCTATTATCTACCGTAATCGGGAAAAACTCAAGCGGGGCCATGCTCGGCGGGCATCCCAAAAACAGCCTGCTCCCTCCGAGGGCGACACCAACGAGGGTAACGGCAAGACCAAGGAGGACGCGGCAAAATCGGTAATAGACGGAGCCGCATATACCCTGGCGGGCGACGAGATCAAGCGCATAATCCAGGAGAACCAGGACGAGGTCGAGGAGATTGTCCGCGAGGCCGTCCAGGACAGGACAATGGAAATTCAGGAGAAACTTTCCGAGATGGTCTTACTGGCGACCCAGACCGCGATCGATACGATCAAGAAGGGGCCTGGATCCAAGGAATCCAAGAGCTACTGGCTCAAGTCCGTCATAGGGGCTATAGCGCAGGGAGTGGAGAAGTATCAGCTCATCGGAGGCAAGCCCACTGGCAGACTTGAACAGCAAGGGCAGGTGACACAGCGCTATGAGTATGACATCCTCCACAAAGTTGAGGAATACGCGGGGGTCTACGAGAAACTGGCAAACCGAGGCGCGTTTGCGGGCCTTGATGAGAGCCACGATCTTGGAGAATCCCTGGATACCAATAGAACCGACACCTAAGCAGGCTGAGTTCCTCCTCCTTCCCGATAGGGAAGCTCTATATGGTGGGGCCGCGGGAGGCGGTAAGTCCGAGGCTCTCTTGGCGGGAGCATTGCAGTATGCCGAAGTTCCAGGCTACAGCGCACTCCTGCTGAGACGGACATACGCGGACTTATCCCTCCCAGGGGCCTTAATGGACAGGGCGAGGGAGTGGCTATCAAATACATCCGCGCGGTGGAGCGACAAGGAAAAGACCTGGCACTTCCCGAGCGGGGCCACGTTGACCTTCGGTTACCTGGAGAGTGAGGGAGATAAGTATCGTTACCAGTCCTCGGAGTTCCAATACATTGGGTTCGACGAGCTCACGCAGTTCACGGAGACTCAGTATCGCTATCTGTTCTCCAGGCTCAGGAGGCTCCAGGGGGTCACGATACCAGTTCGAATGCGGTCGGGGTCAAACCCTGGCGGCCTCGGACATGAATGGGTTGATGGAAGGTTCGTCTCAGGTGATAAGACGTTCATTCCCGCGAAGCTGGACGACAACCCATACCTGGACAGGGAGGAATACATTCAGTCATTGATGGAGCTGGATCCCGTGACCAGGCAACAGCTGTTAGATGGTGACTGGACGGTTAGGCCGTCGGGCGGCATCTTCAAGCGGGAGTGGTTCCCGATCCGAGACGACTATCCGCGCGATATCAGGATGGTTCGATACTGGGATTTGGCGGCCACGGAGCAGAAGAGGGGAGCAGATCCCGACTGGACGGTTGGCCTGAAACTGGGCCAGACCAGTGAGGGTTTATATTATGTCATAGATGTGAGGCGCATGAGGGGAACTCCACGGGAGGTCGAGGCCCTGGTCAAGCAGACGGCCCAGATAGACGGGCCAGAGGTCGCGATCGATATGGAGCAGGAACCTGGTGCGTCAGGTAAGAATACCGTCGATTACTATCGGCGCAAGGTGCTAAGCGGATATGCGTTTAGATCCGTGCGGCCCACTGGGAGCAAGAGAGTTAGGGCAGGCCCTGTGAGCTCCCAGGCGGAGGCGGGCAATGTTATACTTGTGAAAGGCCCGTGGAACCGCGAATTTCTTGATGAGCTGGAAATGTTCGACCAGGGAGCCCACGACGACCAGGTGGACGGATTGTCAGGGGCCTTCGAGCACTTCAACCAGCAGGCGGGGCCAATGCCAATTCGCGCGAGAAGCGTGGGAAGGAGGTAATGTAATTGAGTAATGCGAAACCGTTCGGCTACGTTACCAAGACGGGCGACTTCGTCCGCAAGGACGTGCTGGACAGCTATGCACTGAAGGTCGGAGACGAGACAGGGTCGAGAAAACTTCCCGTGGACAGTTTCGAACACGACTACGGCAAGCACGGCCTGGTGCAACCACTCTACAATCCCGAGGCTCTGGCGCGTGTGCTGGAGATCAATACCTATCATTACCGTGCCTGCAAGACCAAGGCTCGGGACGTGGCGGGCCTGGGATGGGTTCTAAAGCCTATGGTGGAGGAGCCCGACGAGGGACAGCAGGAAATTGTTGAGAACTTCTTCAACGGTCTGAGTCAGCCGCTGTCCGTTACACTGGACAGGGCGATGCTGGACTACGAGGCTGTGGGGTATGCGGCCCTGGAATTGGTCAGGGAGGACTACCAGCACGACGGGCCACCAATTAATATCACGCACATCCCGTCGCACACCATGAGGATCCACCGAGGTGGGCGCAAGGCCTGCCAGGTGCGAGGACTGAAGCGGCGCTGGTTCAAGATGGCTGGCGTGGAAGCTGACATTGACTACCTTACAGGAGATGAGCACGAACCAGGTGCGCTGGACGAGGCACGGCGCGCGTCCGAGGTTATCTGGTTGGTGAACTACACTCCGCGGTCGGACTACTATGGTCTGCCCGATCACATTCCCGCACTGGGAGCCATCCACGGTGACCTGGCGAGGCGGGACTACAATATTACATTCTTCGATAACTTTGGGGTTCCCGCATACGCGGTGTTCGTGACGGGGAACTTCGATCCTGGCGAGGTCGACGAGAACGGGCGCAGTGAGCTCGAGAACGCGATCGAGGAGCACTTCCAGGAGCTGTCGAAGAACCCACACTCCACTCTGATACTAACCATTCCTACCCGACACGGGGAGAACAGTAACGAGGTCAAGGTTGACTTCAAGCCACTGGCGATCGAGACTAAGGAGGCCAGCTTCAGGTTATATCGCAAGGATAACCGCGACGAGGTGCTGGCGGCCCACGGCGTGCCTCCATATAGAATGGGTATAGCTGAGACGGGATCCCTGGGAGGCGACACAGCCGACGAGACCACCGAGATCTACAAGCGGAGCATAATCGAGCCGCGGCAGGAAGTTCTCGAATCCCTGTTCAACCAGCACATCATTGGTCAGGACGAGGAGATTGGCCTGGGCGTGGTGGACTACTACTGGGAACTGGCGGAGATCGACACCACCGACGAGAAGCACGACATGGATATGATAGAGTCCCTGTTCAAGATGGGCGCGATCAGCCCGAACCAAATAGCCAAGCACTTCTCCGAGCGCTTCGGCCTGGAGGAGGGCGATCATCCCGCACTGGATGCGCGCTACGTGGCTAACGAGCCAGTCACTCTGGAAATGGACAACAGTGAGGCCGCTGAGGTCAGGGATGCGCTGAAGAACATGCAGGATAAGCTCATGAGCATCGCAACTAAGAGTATGAGCAGTGAGGAGCTTCGCGTCCTAAAGGGAGGTGGCGATAAGTGAGTTCGGTAGCCTTGGATCTGGCCTACGTGCTGGAGGAAACCATTCAGGAGATGAACGCGATAAAGCAACAGCCTCCCTGGGTCAGGCAGGCCGAGGCTGAGCTCACGCGCAAGCTACAAGGGACAATGCGCGGGGCCTTCAACGAGGTAGTAAACGAAGTCCTGCGCAAGAAGAACATTCCCGTGGACTCAATGTCCAGGCGACAGCTGACCGAGGCCATAATACAGCGGCAGGGAGACATCCAGGAATCGTTGGAGACGGCCTGCAATCGATCCGCTGAGTGGGGCCGCACCAGGGCATCCAACCACCTTAAGAAGCACGGAGTGGCGGTGGACATTGCCAAGACCAATGACAGGGTTAAGAGGATGATCCGTAACCAGGCCCTGGGAACCTCCGAGCGCATTGCCAAGCGAGGTAGGGATAAGGTCTACGAATCGCTGATGCAGTCCTACGACGAGGGCCTGGGCATAGACGATGCCGCGGAGAGGTTACGAGAAAGTCTTGATGACTACACCGAGAACGAGCTACGAACCGTGGCGCGGACGGAGATAAACGGGGCGCAGAATGCGGGCTCCCACTCCGCGAATGAGGACGCAGGTATAGAATATGAGCAATGGTGGACGGGCGACGACGAGCGGGTTAGAGGAAACGATCCACACGACGAGGCCGACCACGTGAAGATGCACGGGCAGATAGTAAAGACTGGCGACAGGTTCTCCAACGGGCTAATGTTCCCTGGAGATCGCGACGGGGATATCAAGCAGTGGATCAACTGCCGATGCCGCGTGCTTCCGTTCATCATGCCTGAGGGATACATGGCTCCTCCAGGGCGAAATTACTTCTATGAGTCCGACCTGGTAGCCAGGGAGGAGGAGACCAAGAGCCCAATGAGTGAGGAGGAGCTACAGAAGGTAAGAGATGAGCTGGCCCAGGAGACCGATCCAGACGTGCGAGAGCAGAAGATCCAGGAGCACATGAAGAAGGCCCTGGAGTGGGAGGAGGCCCACGGCAGGAGCGTTGACGATCTCTTCAAGGAGGCGGCCTTCGATCCCGCAGATCATCCGCAGTTCGTATCTCCTGAGGGATTCCAGGACGCGGCGGATTTATTTGGACTTAGCCAGGAGGCCAAGGAGAAGGCCAGGGGAGCGCTCAGCAAGGCCTCGGACTGGATTAGGAAGCAGGTGCATCCCGACCTTACCCGTAAATCGGGGCCACTGGGAGGCATCGACATAGTTCCTGGTTCGCGGGCCAGTTATGATCCTGGCAGGAGGCTTATCAACTGGGACGGCGCGCGGCGCGATGCCATGATACACGAGTATGGTCATCACCTTCTCGATCAGGGTGACTCCCGCATACAGGGGACGGTGAAGTCCTTCTTCCGACGACGGACGGCGGGCGAGAGCCTGACCATCATATATCGCGGCAAAGACGAGAAGGGATACCGAGACAAGTTCATCGACCACTACATGGGCAAGGTCTACCCTGGCTTTGGTGACGTTGGTGACGAGGTGGTATCGATGGGCGTGGAGATGATGAGTGAATCGCGCACGCGGCGACAGCTGTATGAGAGGGATCCAGACATGTTCAGACTCATTCTGGGTCTCATAAGGGGGTTGAGATAGTGGCTGATGTAACTTGGACACTGAAGGTGGGAAGGTCGACATACGCGGTTCTCAAGTGGGAGGACGGCGCGCTTAGGCTGGTGACCGACAAGCTGTCCGAGCGGGCCAAGAAGGATAAATTCCGCGATAAGATCAAGGACAAGAGGAGGCTCTACGATCCTCGCATTGGTTCCGTTCGGGAGGTGAGCGCACGCAAGGACAAGTATAGCGCAGACCTGTGGATCAACAACCTGGTGCAGGAGCGCGTCCAGGCTGGACGGAGCTTCGCGGTGGAGATTGACGGCGACCTGGACTGGAGCCAGGTGCTACCAGAACCTGAGGAAGGAGTGAAGTATTAATGGGTGAGAACAACAACGATGAGGCTAAGGTTCAGGACATAGTCCAGCTGAACCTGAAGGCGGCCCAGATCCTGGAGAAGCTCGATGAGGCCATTGGGGTGCTCGAGGAGATCAGGGACAACACGGAGGAATGAGGTGAGTTAGGTGACCGATATCAGCACCACCCAGGCACGAAACATATGGAAGCAGTATGAGGCCTACGATCCCGTGAGTGGAGAGGTTAGGATGATCGCGGACTTCCACTCACATATAAATGCTGGCAGGGGCTTCGCGTCCACTAAGGACATTGAGGGTCTGGGACAGGGTAGCACGCGTTGGGTGATTGGTGAGACAGGTGATAAACCTATTACCATAGTCTCCCGCGAGGTGACGATCGCGGAGGGAAAGTTGGAGGTAACCTTGTATGAGGACGTAGAGCACACGGAGCATGGAGACGATGAGGAGATCGACACCTACGCACTGAACCGAACCAATACCCTTAAGAGCTCAGGACTAACATTGATAGTCCCTGAAAATGATCCAAATGTCGAGGAGGCTACCACGTTCCTCCCGTATCGCATCCGATCGGGGGAAGCGGTGGCAGGCCGTGATGTCCCGCAGGCCGCGATGAGTGGTATACCGTGGATACTGAAACCCAACACCACATACGCACTGAAGCTTGAAAACGTGGGTAACCCGACCATCGACTGGATTGAAATTCTTTGGGCCTGGTATTGGTTACCATAGAGGGGGTGAGGCATGGCGCGATATAGACGGATGCTGTAAACTGTGAGATAATACGATGAAAGGAGGAAGGAGAATGTCCGACAAAAGGCACAAGATCCCTGGCATGATCGGCCACGGGGAGGGCGGAGGCCACCTCGATAAGCTGGCTGAACTGATCGAGGCCGCGGCTAAGGATCTAAAGGAAGTGTTTGACGAGGCAGGTCTGGATGACAGCCTGCGCAGGCTACGCATGCACGACGAGGACACCGTTCTACCACTGGAAGTGAGCGAAACCTCTCCACAGGATGAGGACACTGGAGTAGCGGAGGACGCGGACATCGAGATCACCTTCGACCGCGACATCGAGTTCGCGGACGATGAGGAGGCGGCCAAGGAAGCTATCAGGGTCTACAAGATGGACGGGGATGATGAGGTAGAGCATGACATTAACAGTATTGACATAACCAATAAGGTAGCCACCATAGACCTTGATGGTAACCTCGAAAAGGGCGAGACCGCATACTACGTCGAGATCCCTGTGGAGGACACCTTCGTAACCGATGACGATTTCGAGGAAAAGCTCGCGGAGACCTACAGCTTCTCCTTCACCACCGAAGCAGAGTAGGAGGTGAGGTAGATGCCATTTGCTGGTTATGATAGCTTCGCTGACTGCGTGGCTGACAACCAGGACAAGGATGATCCCGAGGCCTTCTGCGCTTGGCTCCATTATCGAGCTAAGGGTGAGTGGCCTGGGGCCAGTAAGGGAGGTGAGACAGTGCCAAGAAGCGTAAACGATTCCATTGAGGCTAAGCTGGAATCCCTGCACCAGAAAGTTCGTGAGGCCTTCAATCGCGAGGACGAGTTCGCGGTGGGTCTGGCCTACACCTTCAACGACGCGGTCGTCCTACGGGACTACGAGAATGAGAAGCTCTACGAGGTTCCATACGCAGTAGTGGACGAGGAGATCGTGTTCGGGGAGCCTAAGGAGGCCGAGGCCGTGGTCATCCTGAAGCGCATCATGCAGGAGAACCCTGATATGAGTGCTAAGGAGGTCATGAAGGCTCTGGACATGGACGGAGCGGAGAAGGGGGCCGAGCTTACAGGCCCGATAGTAATGAAAGATGATGCGGAGCAAGTGGCGTTCGCGGCAGTTCTGGTTCCAGGTGAGCCCGACCGCGACTTCCAGCGCGGGGAGAAGATCCTCACGAAGGAGGAGGTCGAGCGGGTAGCCAACCAGTGGCTTGCTGACTATGGTAACATCGACCTGCTACACAGCTTGAACAACGTGGCGACACCAGTTCAGAGCTATACCACATACTCCGAGCGTGAGGTTGAGAACATCACGACAGGGGAGAAGATGGTTCTGCCAGAGGGGACATGGATCCTGGGCTCCAAGCTTGATGATGATGCCTGGGATAAGGTTCAGAAGGGCGAGCTCACGGGATACTCCGTAATGGGTATCAAGCGGGCGGCGCTGAAGAGCCTGCTGGCATCGATGAAGAGTGATAAGGATGTGGACTTCGACGCGAGCCTAAAGCGCACGTTGATCCGCGACCTCGGAGATGACTGGGTAGCACCGTTTGTGTCCGTGGTGGACACTCCCTGCGTTCCTAAGGCTAAGTGGTTCGCTATAAAGAGCGCACCAGAGGAGCCCGCGGGTGATGAGCCCGCTGAGAAGGACGCGCAGGGGCTAATCGCGAAGGTCTTGCAGTCCTTGGGTGTGTCGGGGGCCAGCAAAGCTGGCCGCAGGATATCCGAGGAGAGATACCAGAAGCTTACGAAGTTGAAGGAGGCCCACGACAACGAGGGTAATATGCTCAAAGAACTGCTGGCCGAGGCCGAAGCCGAGAGGCAGGCCAATAAATTTGGAAAGGAGGATGACGAGATGAACAAGGAAGAGGTAAAGGCAATGGTAGACGAGGCCATCAAGGAAGCCATTGGTGGAGATAGCCTCAAGGAAGTTGTGAAGAGCCAGCTTGATGAATCCCTCGGGGACATCAAGGACAAACTGGCGAACCTGGAAGAGCCAGAGGGGGACACTGGTGACGGTGACGGCGGAGACACCGATGGTGGAGACGGCGGCGACGACACTGGTGGGGAAGACCTCCAATCCGAAATCCTAAAACGGATTGAGAAGCTCGAGAAGCGCAACACTGGATCCAGGGCCATTAAGGGCCAGGACGGAGACGGTGATAGCGCTACCAAGAGCTCTGAGGTGGATGAAGACCGTGACATCTACGGTAGAAAAAGGAAAGGAGTGAAGAAGTAATGGGTAACAGCAACCAGTATATCCTGGCTAAGTTGGATCAGGCGTTCAAGGATATTATAGATCCTTCGGCGCTGGACAAATCCATCCTGGCTAAGGAGAAGTTCGATCGGTTCGTTCATGCGATGCAACACCGCACGACCATCCTGGATGAGGCGCGCTTCATCGGGATGAACAGTCACACTACCCACATTGACCGCGTTGGTTTCGTCGGTCGGATACTTCGATCTGGAGGTGCAGTATCCGACGGATCCCAAGGTCATGAGGAACTGAGTTCTGGCGACTACGCTAAGCCGCAGTTCAACACCAACGAGCTCATCGCGCGCGAGATGCAGGCCGTGTGCTCCCTTAGGGACACCGCACTGCGTCGTAACATCGAGCGGGAAGGGTTCGAGGACACCTTGGTGGATCTGTTCGGCGAGGCCGCGGGCCGTGACTTCGAGGAGTTCGCTATCTTGGCGGACACCGACATCAGCCACGGTGAGGACGACGTTCTGTCCCTGACTGATGGTTGGGCTGAGCTGGCGGCTAATAAGGTGTATGGTGGTAGCAATGGTGAGTTCGACCCGAGTGACAAGGATTGGCCCGAGAACATGTTCCAGGCAATGCTGAAGGCCCTGCCTGCTCAGTTCCTACAGAACAGGTCTGAGTGGAGATACTACGTGGACTTCGAGACGGAGGACGCATACAGGAACCTGCTTAAGGCCAGAGGAACCGCACTGGGTGACAACGCGCAGACCGAGGACGCGCAGTTCCGCTACAAGGGTATCCCTGTAGTATACTGCCCGCTAATCGAGCGCGCTAAGGACACTGATGAACTTGGCGGCGAAGGCCCTGGGCGCATCGCGATGCTTCAGAATCCCGATAACCTCGTATGGGGTGTGTTCCACGAGGTAACCATCGAGCCTGAGAGAGTTCCTAAGGCGAGGAGAACCGACTTCGTCCTCACCATCGAGGCAGATGCCCACTACGAGGACGAAAATGCTGGCGTGACTGCCTACATCGATAAGGATAAGCCAGGGCAGTAAGGCTCACAGTGTGAGGGGTGGTCGTAAACGGCCACCTCTCATATCTTAAATTGGAGGAGGTGTAGTAAGTGTCCGTTAAGAAACGCGTGACCATAAGGAACACGAGCAATCAGCCCGTGGGCAGGGCGGGGAAGGTCTTCCATCCAGGCATAACGACCGTTAGCCTGACGGACTATCAGAAGTCCCAGGTCACGGCTCACGTGAACCTGTTCGAGGTAAGGAAGTCCAAGGAGGCCACTGCTACCACGCAGGAGGAGACCGCTCCTGCTGAGGGTTATGATACTCCTGAAGGTGAGGTTGATACCTCCGAGGAGGAGGGCGTTCAATGTCCTCACTGCGATTTCGTCGCTAAGAACGAGAACGGCCTAAGGAGTCACATGAGAAAGCACGACAACGAGGAAGATGCCGAACCCGATGCGGGGCCTGAACCCGAGCAAGGTGAGGCAGATTCCGACAGCACGGCATAAAGGAGTAGAGTTTTAGGATATCCTAAATCTGTCTCCTTTTATAAGGGACACTCGAACGGAGAGGAGGGGTGAGCATGTCGGAACCGCATTACAGCTCTGCCGAGGAGGTAATCCGCTACACGGGCATCCGACCATCGGACTTGGACTTCGAGGATGATATAGATGAGGAAACTGAGGAGGTCATCAAGTCCGCGGACGAGAAGCTCGAGGAGTTGGTGGAGGGCTGGCTGATCCAGATAAAGGACTTAATCGACCAGGATAGGAACCGCGACTACCACGAGGAGGGTGAGGTTCCGAAAGGCATAAACCACATTGCTCTCCGAATGGCATCGAATATGGTGGCCCAGGCCGTCATGCGGCGCGAGACACCTATAGTAAGGGTAGACGACTTCTCCATCCAGATGGTGGAAGACCAGGTCTTTACCAATGCCATACGGCGCGACCTGGCCCGATATCCGATGAAGCCGCTACTAAGCTTCGCGCGGGTGCGGCGTAAGGAGGAGATGGAGAATGGCGACTGATATTAGGTTTGAGGTTGATGCCAGCGAAGTTGATAAGCTCATAGAGCAGGCGAGGCTGGCGATGCAGTTGGCCATGAAATACACTGCTAAGGATGTTGAGGCGGGCATCGGCAGATACGCACCGACGGATCACGGACGACTGGCGGGGAGCTTCCACTCGGAGCAGATGGATGATGAGCTCAGCTGGCGCATCTATACTCATGTCGAGTATGCGATGTATGTCCACGAGGGAACGGGCGTGTATGGCCCAGAAGGTCATCCCATAGTTCCTACACAGGCCAAGGCCCTGAAGTTCTTCTGGAAGAAAACGGGCCAGATGATGATCTTCAAGGGAGACCTAACCACTCCCTGGCAGAAGGCCAGTTTCGCAAGGTGGGCCGAGGAGCGTGGCATGACACCAGTATTTGCGTGGGTGAAGGGTATGGAGCCCAGACCGTTCGCGGACAAAGCCATCGCGGACACCGAGGCCCGAGTTGATGAGTTCGCGCGCAGGGCGGTAAGAGAGGCTATGGAAGGGAGGTCGTGGTAATGTCAATCCCGAATCCCATGATGCTCGACGAGGCGATCGACGAGATCATGGAACACATTCGACAGACGATAGAGGATTACACCAAGCCCGACGAGAATGGAGATATATACCTCGAGGGCGTGGAGGCCGTTGTGAGGGGAGATCGTGACAGACCGCGGCCCAAGACACCGTGTATATGGGTCTTTCCCAATCCCGCGGAATGCACGCACCAGCCCAGAACACTGGCTGAGACGTGGAACTTCCCGATCACTATAGCGGCCATCGTTAAGGACAACGATCCATTGGCGGGCAAGAAGATGAGTAACAAGCTGGCGGCCAGAGCGCGGTCAGTGGTGATAAAGGATCGGGGCCTGGGTAAGCGGAAATACGTCCAGGACACCAGAAGCTCCCGATTCGAACCAAGCGGCCCTTGGCACTCCGAGGGCAGTATGTTCGCGGCAGTAGCTGTGATCGAGGTGGTCATAGTCCTGCTGGAGGACAGGAAACAATGGAATTCCTAATGAGAGGAGGAGAAAGGCATGACAGTAGCACGTTATGTGGGTCTGGCGAACGAGAGTGAGTTCAACCAGGGAAGCCCACCTGAGGCGCAAGTTCACGTTGACATCGCATCCGCTACGCTGGATGCACCTGGGGATACCCAAATGTTCTATGGTGGGGGTCTCCAGAGGAGCGCGAGGCTACACCGTCCAGGGTTCTACGCTCCGACGGGTAATATAGTCTACGCGTTCGACATCAAGACCATAGGCTTCCTACTGGCCTGGGCGCTCGGAGGATATTCCTTTAAGGATGATGGTGGAGAGGAGAGCGGACATCACAAGCACCAGTTCTACGGATCTCCGCTGAACATTCTGCCGAGCTTCGTGGCCCGAGTAGGAAAGGATCACTTCGAGCACGTCTTCTCGGGATGCGTCATTAACTCCCTGGAGATCCAGGTGGAGGATGAGTTCACTATGGCGACCGCGGACATAACCGCGGCAAAGGACAGGAAGGCTACGCTGAAGTCCATCCAGGACTTGCTTCTTCCCGAGGAGTATCCGCTGGCCTTCTACGAGGTGACGGCCTTCAAGAAATATGAGGGCGAGGACGAGGACGAGATCTCCGCTAAGGTGAAGAGCATAACCATCACGATCGACAACAACCAGGATGCGGAGGCAGGTAGAGGCCTGGGTAGCAGGCATCCCTACAGGATTATAGCTGGCGAGCGGGAGACCACAATTTCCAAGCCGCTATTCTACGAGGGATCTGGCCCGTTGGCGGAGCTCTGGGGTGAGGACAGCGGCGTAAGCGCGACTGGGCCGAGCCCATTCCAGCTGAGGCTGGAGTTCGATAGCGGTGAGCACGGTAACATGGAGATTAAGTTCCCTAATACCATCTATACCCAGGTGCAACAGCAACCCAGTGGTCGGGACGAGATAGTCCAGGAGACCGAGGCGCGCGCAGTTCTGGGAACCACTATGGAACTGCACAACGGCGCTGAGGTTGACACCGAGGTATTCGTCAACCTGGAGAACGAGCACGCACAGTATCTCGACGACTTCCCAGGAGCGCTGTCGGGAGTGGTGACGGACGATAATGATCCCGAGGTTAAGCTCGAGGGCGTAACCGTATCCGTGGAGGACGAGGATCTGTCCGCTACCACCGATTCCGAAGGTAAGTATATGATACCTCAGGTTCCCGCGGGAACTTACACCATCAAGGCCGAGAAGGAAGGATGGGAGACCGCGACCGAGGAGGAAGTGGAGATCGAGAGCGCGAAGACCAAGCAGGTGAACTTCAGCCTGGTCGAGGAAACTGAGGAGTAAAGGGAGGAGGATGACGTATGAGTGATGAACCAAGGAAGTTAGGAAGGGCGGAACTGCTCAAGGGCGCGGATGATACCCAGGAGGTAAGCATCCGTGCTCTGGGCGGGGCCACCATTGAAATACGTCCGCTAACCAGCGGCCAGTTCGCGCAGGTGGACGCGATAAGGAACCGCGGCACCAAGCTCGAGGGCCAGCCCGTCATGGATAGGAATGGTAATCCCGACATGGAGAACACGAAGTTCAACCTCTCGATCAACATGGAGGACATGACGAGCTCGGAGTTCGAGGCCGACGCACTGGCGGTCTTCTACGGGGTTGTGGGAGACTACAACTGGACGGTGGACGAAGTGAAGCAAATTAAGCCTGCGGGCGCGGTATCGGAGATAGCGCGCAAAATCTACCAGGCCAGTGGGGTGACGAGGAGCCAGCGCGAAGCGCTGGATAGGTTTCGCAAGGAGCCAGGAAGGTCAGAGGATGGCGAAGCTGAGCCTGATGGGGTATCCGCTGGCTCAGACGCAGGCGGAGCTAACTCCCGCGCAGGAGGAGTTCCTGCTGACGGCGATGCCGCTGGCAATGCAGGAAATGCACGGGCAGGGAAGTCAAAGAAGAACAAGTAAACCCGAGGCCGCACCTTCTAAGCCCTCCCAGGGCAATGAGAAGAAGCTCATGAAGGAGAAGATGCGGGATCGGATTAGGAAGGGAGGGTCGCGCTGATGGCTGTAATGGACATTCTGATAAAGGCCACCGACCAGGCCAGCCATGTGATGGAGAACGTCGGAGGCACGAGTAACCGCGTGGCGGACACGTTAGATCGCAACTGGGTCAAGGTCGGCGCGGCTACTGCGGCGGCAGGTGCAGGTGTGATGAAGATGACCAACAGGTCGCACGAGCTAAACGAAACCCTGCGCGGAGTGTCCGCTATGACAGGCGAGGCCGAGGAAGACCTTCGCAGTATGGCCAGGGGCATGAGTGACGCGACTCTCTCCAACGACGATGTGGTAGCGTCCATGGATCGGTTAATCAAGAGTGGAATAGATAGCCAGGAGCAGTTCGAGCGGCTCATTCCTGCGTTCGACGACTTCGCGGATGCCACGGGCAAGGACATCGTTGACAGTATAGGTCTGTTCGACGAGACCTTGAGCGCGCTCGGCATACCTCTGGAGGAGGCTGGCGATCACCTGGACACCATGACGCACATCACGGAGCGAACTGATATACCTCTTGGAACCCTACAGCGTAACCTGGGCCGCGTGCCTGGTGAGCTCCAGAAGATGGAGTTCGGCCTGGACGACACCACGGCGGCGATAGAGTGGTTCCGCGACCAGGGCTACACAGGTCAGGAGGCCGTCAGGGAGTTCAGGCGGGCCGTTGAGGAATCTGAGGGAGACCTTGATGCCTTCCACGACATAACGGGCATGACCGCAGACGAGCTCGAGGAATATAACAAGAAGGTTGGAGAGAGTGAGGGCCTTACCGAGGAACTGGCCGAGATTAACAACGAGAGCTTGGGCATATGGGATAGGCTCAAGGCAGGTATAGACGATGCCATGTGGAGCATGGGGACGTTCCTGGAGCCCGTAAAGGATCTCGGGCCACTCCTGATGGGTGTAGGCCCTGCCATGAAGGGTATGGCCACCATATTAAGGGGTGGCATGCTTAAGGGATTCCTGGCGGCTACCAAGGCGGCCTGGGGCTTCACCGCGGCACTGCTTGCCAACCCGATCACCTGGATCATCGTTGGTATAGTGGCGTTGGTGGCGGCCATATACATGCTCTGGAGGAACTGGGATACCGTGAGCGACTGGCTGTCCGATTCCTGGGAGTGGATCCGCGAACGAGCGGGGGCCATGATCCAGGGTATAATCGACTGGTTCTCGGAGCTCCCAGGGCGCGTGTGGGAGTGGTTGGTGAACACCATATCGCGCATCCTGGAGTGGCGCGCTCAAATGATCGAGCGTGCGCGTGAGGCCGCGAGCGAGTTTCTATCTAACGTGATAAGCTTCCTGGCTCAGCTACCAGGTAGGGCCTGGGAGTGGCTGAGTAACATGATAGGACGCGTCCTCGAGTGGAGGGCGCAGGTGCGTGATAGGGCTATAGAGGCGGGCCGCAACCTGCTGGACGGGTTCATCGAGCAGGTCAGACAGCTACCTGGTCAGGTCTGGGATTGGCTCCAGCGCACCGTATCCCGCATAACCGACATTGGTGGAGCGATCTGGGATGCCGCGAGTAACGTCGGAGGCCGTATCTGGGGCGGATTCAAGAGCGCACTGGGTATCAGCAGTCCGAGTTACCTGGAGGAGGCAATGGATCGCATAATGGATAAGGGAGAGGAGATGGAGCATGAGCTCAAGGGCGACTTCGGTCGCATTGGCGAAATGGACACTCCCGATATGCGGGCCGCAGACGGTCAGGCTGACGGTGGAACATCCTTTGGCCTGAGGCAGATAATAGACAGGCTGGACGTCCTAATCGCAGTAGTGCAGGCCGCGGCCAACAAGGACATTAAGCTGGATCTATCTGGAATACCAGGTTTGGATATGGACGAGGTAATGCGGACAATGGGAGGAGAGGTCGACGAGGGTAGCCGTCGGACTCCGAACCGAGTTCGCTTGATACCCGTTGACTAAGGTAGGTGAAGAGAATGCCAATCAGATACAACGAGCACATATACTGGGGTGATCGCGAGCTGTTCGTGGTTTGGGAGGGGTATACTCCTCCACATGTCCCTGGCGGCCATGTGAACGAGGTCATGCTTCTCCCTACTCCTCCTGGGGATGTCCCCAAGGGGCCAACATCCGCGCTCCAGGCTGGCCCTATACCGCGTAAGCGAATTGCGCTGGACTGCGTCGCGGAGGAGGAGCAGGAATACAAGGGCATGCAACAGGACTGGTTCGATCAGGCAGAGCGCATCCTGACAATGCACGACGGCACCGAGAAGACTATGGTGATCAAGGAGCTTGGCGAGCCCACCTATACCTACTATAACCTCATCCACTACACCGTGACCTTCATCGAGGTGGACGAGGAAGAGGAGGAGGGTGAGGAAGAATGAGACCTATACCTCCTGGCGTGAGCGCGGCCATTAAGAAGCGCTCCATGATCGGGCCAAAGCTCCCAACGCACCGAGTTCTCATTGGTGACGATAGACTGGTGTTCGGGGATGAGAGTCCTGATGTGGAATATACCGATGATAGCTATCGTCCTCCCAAGGTCATCCAGGGATATAACGGGGAGTCCAACCAGCAGGTGAGTAACTGGGTGGAGACCTCGGACGGTCGGAACGTCTGTGCCTGGACGGAATATGTCGAGGAGGAGCAGAAGAACCGAGTGGTCTTGGGCTTCGTTGAGAACCACATAGACTACTTAACCTACGACTATCCCGCGGAGGAAACCCTGGTCACGGACATCACAGTAGAAACCCTGGAGCGTGTTCAGGTCTCTCTATTCCGCAACGACGACGGGGAGATCTTACTGTTCCTGAAGGATCGGCGCGGAGATCTGGATGGGATGAAGTTGGACTGCTATAAGTCCGAGAGCGGCGACGGGGATGACTTCGAGCACTTCTCCAACGTCTACACCAATGCACACGATCCGTCGCGGGGGTATGGTGAGATCCATGCACGTCATGTCAGCATCCCGATAAAGACCGAGGGAGGCAGACTCATTATAGCGTGTGGAGGGAGTTACTACGTAAGTTGGGTCTGGGGAAGTATGCCTACGTGCATGGTCTTCATTAGTGATGATGGTGGGGCCAGCTGGAAGCGAACTCTGTCAGCGAGGCGGCTTAACTGGGCTAATAGCATAGGTCAGCCAGTCCAGCTACCTGATGGAACCGTCTTCGTGGAATATCAGGAGAGTCCAGGAGCTAACTACGTTTTCAGGTCGGACACCGAGGGGAGCACCTGGACTAATGTCACTCCTGATAATGAGGATCAGTTCCGCTACAACTTCAGCGATGCTAATCGGGGCGACAGCTGGCCAGGCGGGGTTTGGTCTGGTTCCTTCTACTATGACGTCATAAACGACGTGGTCTTCCGTGTGGTTCCTGGGACATACTCGGGGTGCGGAATATACTATTTGGAGAATCCAAGCCGCGACAACTTCCTGGACAAGAGCGCTTGGACTTACGCGGTCTACATTCACAGTAACAGCCTGGACAATCCGCGCATATGGATGACGGAGACGCGTGAGCTGGCTATCAGTCTGGTGAGGGGATATAGAACCGAGATACTTGCCATGACCGAGCCGCGTGGGGAACCCATTCCAGCTAAGAGTATTAGCATCACCAAGAATCGTGGAGGAGCCGCGGACGCAACCGTGGTCTTTGACAACTCGGACGGTAAGTATAGCCCTGACAGGTCGGGAGAATACCAGCACGTGATGTGGCCCAACAAACGCATGATAGTCCAGCAGGGATATGGGGATGATCTGGCGGAGACCATCCAGTCCCTCATGGACAGGATCACTATGGAGACGTTCCCACAGCGGGTGACCATCCGCGCACGCGACCTGCTGAAGCGGGCATTAGACCAGACGGTTATATCTCCCGACGGTAAGCGCTCGGTGAAGTTCACCAACAGGACTGTGGAGGATATATTCACGACACTGGCGCACTGGGCGGGCTTCTATAGGGTGATGGTGGAGCCTACGGGAGTGGAGATCCCTGAGTTCACCGTTTCCTGGGAGAGCTACGGGGATGCGTTCGAGGAACTGGCGGAGATCGTGGGGTTCGAGTTCTACTGCAACGAGGACGGCGAGCTACTGTTCCACGAGGACACTGACAGACAGCCCGAGGCCCAGGAGACACACGTCCTCGACGGTGAGGAGTGGGTAGAGCTTGGCGAATCACCTGCTGTGACCTTCCGCGACCGCGTTTATTCCGCGGACGGTGAGACGCAATACCAGCGCTTCGAGGACTACTACATTGAGTATGGTTTCGAGGAACCCTACAAGGCGAGGATTCGCAGGATCGAGGGTGGAGCTATTGGTGACGGCGACACCGTCCAGGTTAGATATGTTTACCCTGCCTGGGTGTTCCAGGAAGGAAGGGATATAATCGGCCTGGAGTATCAGATCTCGGACGATGACCTGTATAGTGAGATAAAGGTCTTCGGCGGCACTCCTGAGGGTCAGGGGGAGCAGATCACCGCGACGGCCCGACCAGGTAACGAGGGATACTACAACGTTCTGCGCGACAAGGTTATGCCAGTCCATGCTAACGAAATCACTACGCAGGAGGGCGTGCAGGAGATAGCGGACAGAACTGCTAAGCGGATCCGCGTTAAGGGCCGCAGGGTTAACTTCACCGCTATTGGTATACCGCACCTACAGGTGGGGGACTGCATCCAGGTAATAGAATACTCAACGACCGTCAGTGAGATTTACAGGATTACCGAGATGACACTGACGCAGGACGCGGATGGACTGCAAATGCAAATCGAGTGCTACCACTACGGGCCTGCGTATCAGCCCGATGTATAGGAGGTGATGGCGGATGCCGAGACCATCGGAATCTGTAAGAAAGCAAATAGAGCGCATGTTACGATTGATGAGTATGGATCCGAGCAAGGGAGCCGTGTTCTACGACGATCCCGACACTGGGGAAACGGGTTATATCATGCCCGAGGCTCCCGATCCCGCACCTATACCTGAGGATGTGGCGCGAGTGCATCGGGAAAGTTTTGAAGACCAGGACACGTGGGAGGTTAACCACGGCCTGGGGGCCTCTCCCGTCGTCACCGTGTGGACTGGTAGTCCGCGCAGGTTCGGGTTTGGCACTCAACCTTTCGGGACATCCATGTGGGGAGGTGGCCTTACGCACAGGGACGTGGAGGAGACCACCGATGAGCCCATCATTACGCGGATTAGCCCGAACAGGATCAAAATAGAGTGGAATGAACCAACCGACGGCGAGGTCATATGCGTCGGATAGAGAGGAGGATTTTACCGTGCCTATAGACTACACGAACAATCTCAAGCTCCCACTTATCCCTGATGGTTACGGTGAGGAGCCCGAGGAAAATTGGGGGCCTGAGATGCGAGACGCTATGGAAACCCTGGACAAGAACCCTGGGGTTACCGTGGTAAACAGTGAGCAGGAGATGCTCGACCTGGATGTTTGGGATGGTAGGATAGTCAGGCGTGCAGATGTCGGGCAGTATTGGCACTTCAACGGAGATCCCGACAACGACGGGGAATGGGAGGAGCTTGAGCTCGGAACCGCGGAGACGGGGGTAACTGGTGGTGCTATGAGGTCGACCGAGACGGAGACCACGAGCACCGCGTCACCAGGGAGTCAGGTCACAGGTGATATCGACTATGAGTTCTTCCCTGGAACGGGGGAGGAGATCATGCTACTTCAATTCACCGTGAAGCCTTGGGCGGACTTCGTGGATGTGACCGATGAGGAGGTAACGCTGGACGAGGAGGACTGGTCGCGTCTTAACCAGCGAATGGCTCGGCACGTGAAGGTCGAGGACATAGTGGTAATGGAGGATACGGAGGAGGATCCTACCGAGTATGAGGAAGGCGTTGACTACGAGGTGGGCCTTGATGATGACTATTACACGCGCATAAGGCGAATTGATGGTGGCGCGATCGCTGATGGCGAGACCGTGCTGGTCAGCTACAGCTATCAGCCAGGGGTCGAGAACTTCAGGCTGAGGCTTAGGTCGAAGGAGACTGGCGGGGACATTCTATATGAGCTGGACACCAGGAAGGATCCCGAGTGGCCCAGAGGCCACGCGGTCAAAGATCCGAACTTCGGATACCTACCCATATGCTACTTCCGCAACGACGAGGAGGAGCCTAAGATGTGGTATGAGATCACCAACTTCGACGAGTCCCTGGAGTCCGCGTTCATCATAGACTGCAAGTATAAGCCACTAACGTAAAGGAGGAGATTGTATGGCACGTATATTTCAGGACGGATTTGAGAGCGGGTTCCCTCCGCAGGATCACGGAACTTCTCTTTTGGGATCTTACCACGGAAGCCTGTGGCAGTTCTTTCAAAGCTCGACAGGAGCAGGCCGATCCGTTGGGACTCGACCTCACGCTAATGGGGGGTTGTTCTCACTTAGGTTCCGTTTCACATTGACTGGATGGGGTCGCGTAACGCGGAATCTTGGGGAGAACCTGACCGAGCACTATGGTAGGGTCTATATCTACGTTGATCAGCTGAGGAGTGGGAGGGACGTTCCTGTTGTTCACTTTCAGGACGAGAACCGCAACGTTATAGCGAGCATTAGGATGCGAACGGACGACCACACCGTGTCCTTCCACACGGATAATGATAGTGATTCGGAGGCGGATGAGAGAACTCCCAGTGGAGCCTGGTTGCCTGGGGAGTGGGTGCGTCTGGAATGGCACCTGGAAGTAGGAGAGTCTGGGCAGTTCGAACTGCGCATTAACGGCAATAATCGAATCCAGTTTACGGGGGATACCCGAGGTGAGGGAGAGACTGGCGTTAGGCACTTTTGCTTAGGGAACAGTCACACAAGCCGAATGGACGACTCTACCTTCTATATCGACGACGTTGCGATCAACGACACGGAGGGAACAGTTAACAACTCCTGGCCAGGGGGAGGTAAGATCCTGGCCCTTCAGGTCACAGGTCAGGGAACCTATGATGACTTTATATCGTCCGTGGAGGAGTTCGTCCCTTGGGAAGCTATCAGAACTATACCGCACCAGGGGGACTATCGCTACATCCTTAGCGACACGGTTGGAGACAAGCACTCGTTCGAGATCACGGGGCCTGAGGCGGGCCTCATGAGAACTAACGTGGGTCAGGAGGCTGAGAACTACGACGCGTCGCGAAGTTCCACCACGGCTCACCTTGCCTTTAATGAGAACCAGGACAATGGTTGGGAAACCCATGACGGGGAATGGGTTGAGCTGGACTTCGGCGAGGGCAACACGCGAACCGTAACCAGCATAGTGATCGGGCATCGCATTCAAATGCGCATAGACTACTTCGAACTTAGGGGATCTAATGACGGTGAGTCCTGGGATGTCCTCATAGAGAACGGTATGGAGAACTTTGACAATCCAGTCTTAGTTCGATTCGTGGTGCCAAACCCCGCACCATACAGATACTACAGGTTGTATGTTGAGGGGTCAACCCACGATGATGTCCGTGACGTAAGACTCTACGAGGATGAGGAGCTTGATGAGGAGGCGGTTCTGAAGGCCGTGTCAATCCTGGCATCGGCGCGTTGGGAGAGTTACAACTCAGGAATGAAGCTCCTGGCCAGACTCGGGGAGGATGAGCACTGGACGGACTACATCGAGACTCCTGCGAACTATAGGTTCATCCAGCTGATGTTCAACCAAAACCCGTTTACCGAATCCGAGTGGTCGAAGGATGCTCTCGAGGACTTGGAGGTTGGCATCAGCCACGAGGAATTTGAGGAACTGTAGGAGGTGACCTGTCATGAGTCATAAGGCGACTATAAGCCTGGTGGACGACCGCGATCCTCAGGGGTCAGTGGAGGGTGCGGAGGTATCTCTCGCTAAAATCGTTGAGGATCTATCCTATAACGGAACAGATGGGACGGACGGGTCAGTTCAGCAGGTAGAACTACCTCCTGGGACGTATCTAATCCGCATGTGGGGAGCCCAAGGGGGTCACAGATATGAGGATGATGAGGAGTATGGCGGCAAAGGCGGCTTCGCAGAAGGTAAGATCACGCTTACTGAGACCACTATGGTTAACGTCCGTGTAGGAGGATACCCTGCTAACAACACGGACGGGGGATATAATGGCGGGGGAGATGGCGGCATCGGGCCTGGTGGCGGAGCCTCCGATATGCGAATTGGTGGAGACGAACTGACCGACCGCGTCCTTGTAGCGGCAGGAGGCGGTGGAGGTTATGGCGGTGATGTCGGGGGCTACGGCGGTGGGCTTATAGGTGGAGATGGATCTCAGGGTGAAGGTGGAACCCAGACCTCAGGTGGATCAGGAAATAACAACGGAACCTTCGGACAGGGAGGAAGTGGAGGTAGCTGGCGAACTGGCGGAGGTGGAGGTTGGTATGGTGGCGGTAGTGGTTATTTTGATAGCGCTGGTGGAGGATCGTCCTACACTGGAGACGAGCTGAGCGGCTCGGACATGGACGATGTGGACTCCGAACACGAGTTTCCTAAGCATACAGTAGATGATGGAAAGACCGAGGCAGGAGTAAACGAGGGTCATGGAGCGGTTTGGATTCTATCCGAGGTAGGCGTGGAAACCAGCGATCCGAGTGGCGAAGTGGAGTTTGATAACCTCGATGATGGGACATACCTTTATCAGATCCATCACATAAAATACAGGCCTGCGGATGGAACGTTTGATATAGACGGATCCGACAAGTCCGTCGAGGTGGAGATCGAGTCCCGTAAGGTTTTATCTCCCAGTATACTGGCGGACATGGATGTCAAGTTCACGCAGGACATGAGACATGCGGGCTTATTGGCTGATGTTGAGGTGCTTCTGGAGCAAGATATGTGGTTTGGGTCTATACTTGCGGAATATGAGTATGGTGATCCTCCCTCCAAGCGGGGGGCGTGCCTCCTACTGGAAGTGGAGTTCGGAGAATACTATGTGGAGGCTGAACCTATTCGCACTCGTCCAAGGCCCGCAAAGGCACGCGTGTTCCCGACTTATAGCAGATCACGCGTGACTGGTATACCATAGGTGTAGGACGACAGTTACCAGAGGAGGTGTTAGTTTGTCATGGACTGATGTTTGGGAAATCGGGGTAGCCGAGGGGTTCGGAGTGTTCTTCCTACTCTTCTTGGGAGCGGTTTACCTGTTCTGGCGCTTCGTCCAACGCGTCATGCAGGAAAACCAGGACAGGGAGATGCGATACCTGGAGAACATCGAGAAGCTGTCCTCGGCGGTGAGCTCGATAGAAAAGATCACGCAGTGCCTGGTGGAGATGCGGGCCGAGCAGAAGGAGCGTCACGATCTGATGATAGAACTCCTGACGGGCCAAATCGGTAACAGGCAGACCGCTCGAAAGGAGCGGGGGGACATACGTCGCAGGGACGACGACAGATTAAAGGAGGAGGAGTAATATGGACATTGTGAAGGACTTCATCCCGAGGGGTAGACGCAATAGGCCTGAACACTCCATGTCCGCGAAGTGGATCACCATCCACGACACAGGTAATAGTGACGCGGGTGCGGACGCGGCGGCACACGCACGATATTTAAAGGGTGACGCGGCGGCCAATAGGCCCGTATCCTGGCACTTCACGGTAGACGAGGATAACGTGTATCAGCACCTTCCTCTGGACGAGAACGGATGGCACGCGGGCGATGGCTCCAACGGACAAGGTAACCGAATGAGTATTGGTGTGGAGATCTGTATGAACTCCGACGGTGACAGGCCGAGGGCGGAGGCAAGGGCCGCGAAGCTTGTTGCCTGGTTGCTCCAAACCGTGGATAGTCTAAAGGACTACCCTGGGGCAGTAAAACAGCACCACGACTGGACGGGTAAGAACTGTCCTCAGGTGCTACGGGGAAGATCTGGCGGCTGGCAGGAGTTCCTGGACGCAGTCAAGGAGGCCCTGCACGAATCGGACGGCGAGCTACATCGCGTCCAGGTGGGGGCCTACTCCCAGTATGGTAATGCGGTGAGAATGCGCGATCGATTGAAGGCGGACGGGTATGATACATACCTTGTCCTGGCCGACGACGGCCTGTATAAGGTGCAGACGGGCGCATTTAGTAAGCGGAGCAATGCAACGCGGTTGGCCGAGCGGTTGGAGAACGATGGCTACGAGACCTACATCACCACCAAAGGTGGGGAGCCTGCTCAGGAGCCAACCATAGAGGAGGGCGACCGCGTTAAGGTGAGGCGCGGGGCCAGGACATACACGGGCGGCGGACTGGCGGACTTCGTCTACGATAACGTATACGAGGTGTTACAGTTGCGCGACGACCGTGCGGTGATAGGTCGGAGCGGAGCCGTCACAGCGGCGGTGAACGTTGACGACCTAATCAAACAGTGAGGAGGGATATCATGGAGATGATCCAAGGATTAGAACTCGTGTCGGGTGTGGGCGCAGTGGCCCTGATAGTGGGGTTAATCGAGGTGGCCAAGAAGATGGGCTTCCCGAAGAAGTTCGCTCCCATACTGGCCATAGCGATCGGTCTGCTGGCGAGCTACGGCTACCACTTCTATGAGACACATCCTGTGTATGAAACGATAGTGATCGGGTTAGCGATTGGCCTCGCGGCAGTGGGCGCATATTCGGGGTCTAAGAACGTAATAGAAGCGCTCAAGCGCTGACAAACACGCCTATAAAGGGGGAGAGTTTTAGGATATCCTAAAACTCTCCTCTTTTTTGTCTGGGTCGTCGAGGGCCGAGCGATGAGCTATTAACGGTCGAGGGGAGGTGCGATAGACTGATGGCGGGAGGAGATCACATGCGATCAATAGTGGGAATCGATCCAGGCCTCACCACGGGCCTCTGCTTCTTCCAGGACGGCAAGCTTGCGGATACAGGCGAGGCGATGAGCGGGCAGGAGATAGCCGAGTTCATCGACCAGCACGATCCACAGGTCGTCGTCATGGAGAACTACATCGTTGGCAAGCGACCGTCGCGGCCCAAGGAGCCGCTAAAGGTCATTGGTGTGGTCGAGTATCTCTGCCAGGAGCAGGGCATACGATTGGTAATCCAGTCACCGAGCATACTCAGCCAGATGATGCAGAGGGCCGATGGGATGCACCAGAGCAAGCACGTCCGAGCGGCGTGCGCGCATGTCCTCTACTATCTCGAGAAGGAGGGATAGAATGGCAAACCTAATCCTGTCGGGCCAGAGCCGAATGATACTCAAGTCAAAAATCCCTGCACCTGCGGAGCTCGAACCATACAGAAGGCGGGACGGATCCTATTCGTTCCCTATCTGCGGGGACATCGTCCGCAGACTAATGGCGGCGTTCCCTAACATCAACATCGACGACGACCTTCGGGAGGAGCTCCGAGGGGTCGCGCAGTGGCAGAGGGAGGCCCTGGCGCTGGCAGGGCGCGACGATTTCGACCTACCCTATACCGACCTATACCCATACCAGCGCGTGGCCGTGGCGTGGCTCTCCTTCGTCCAGAGAGGTATCCTCGCGGACGAGCAGGGCCTGGGCAAGACGGTAATGGCGGTGACAGCGGCGAGGGAGGTATCACCGAGGAAGGCCCTCATCATTTGCTCCAACTCCAAGCGCGGGGACTGGCTGGATCACGTCCAACAGTGGATCCCTGGCGCGCAGGCGCAGATCCTCGAAGGGAATAAGGCGCAGAGGTTGGAGATCCTCAAGTCCTGGGAGGGCTACCTGGTCTGCAACTACAAGATAGCGTCCATGCACTCACGGGACATAAAGGGCGCAGACCTGGTAATCGTGGACGAAGCGCACAAGATGCGTAACAAGGACACGGATACCTTCCAGGCAGTGCGGCGCATATCCAAGCCCGCTAAGCACCTATACCTCATCACCGCAAGTCCAACGGTCAACATGGCTGGCGACATATGGACTCTTCTGCACCTTTGCGATCCCAAGCGCTTCTCGGCCTACTGGGGTTTCATCTTCCGTTTCTGCGAGGTCACCGACGACGGCTACGGCCTAAAGGTCGGCGGCATCCGTGACGAGGAGCGGGAGAACCTGGAACGGATGATATCTCCCTACATGCTCATGCGAGATGGGATGCTTGGACTCCCTGATCCGACCTATCGTGTGGTCGAGCATCCTCTGGAGGGCATCCAGAAGCACATGTATGAGGAGCTGGAGGACGGGGGCAAGGTTGAGTATGGTGATCAAACCGTTAAGGCACTCACCGACCTATCCCTCATAACGCGCTTGCGTCAGGTGGCCCTGCATCCTGGCCTAATATTTGAAGGCTACGAGGGGCCGAGCAAGCTGGACGTGCTGGAGAGTATAGTTCAGGAGCGTGACGGGAAGGTCGTTATGTTCACGCACTACGCGTCACTGGCGCACATGGTGGCGATTGAGCTCTGCGAGCGGGGCATCGACGCGGTATGCTACACGGGAGATATGAGCAACGGTGATCGGGCCTACCACCTGGATGAGTTCCGCAACGGGGACGCGCAGGTCATCGTCCTCACTCACGGCGTTGGTGGGGAGGGCCTGGATTTGGTGGAGGCCGATCGTGCGGTCTTCCTTGAACTGGCTTGGCATCCCGCAGGTAACAAGCACGCGCTAAGGCGCATACTGCGGCACGGGCAGTCCAGTGAGGATGTAGAGATCATATTGGTTCACGTTCCCGACAGCGTCGAGGATCACATACGAAACATAGTTCGCGACAAGGGGAAGGTCACCATCGAGGAGATCATGCGGAGGCGAAGGCAATGAGGTCAAGGGTGGTAAACATCAAGCACGAGGACTATGACGTCTATATCGGGCGCGGATCGAAGTGGGGAAACCCATACGTTGAGGGCCGCGATGGAACCCGAGAGGAGGTGATAGAGCGATACCGAAGGCGGATGGAGCGCAGGAAGGACTTAATCGAGGATTTGGATGAGCTACGCGGCATGAGACTCGGATGCTTCTGCAAGCCGCTACCCTGCCACGGGGACATCCTAATAGAAATGATGGAGAGGAGAGAGGACAATGAGGATTAATGAGCTTTGCAGGGAATCGCATAGGATAGCAGTGGAGAAGGGCTTCTGGGATAGGCCTCTGGAATTTGGAACACGCATAGCGCTCATACACCGAGAGGTGTCGGAGGCCCTGGAGGAGCACAGGTGCGGTAACGAGGAGAAGGTTGGCGAGGAGATGGCGGACGCGGTCATAAGGATCGCAGACCTCTGCTACGCGGAGGGCATCGACCTGGAGGACGAGATAGCGCGCAAGACGGCCTACAATAAAACCAGGTCGAGACTACACGGTAAGAACTACTAAAGGAGGGAGAACGAATGGCGAAGAGAGCACCGACGGTCAGCCCGTCACAACTTGACTCAATGGCGTGTCGGTTTTCCTGGTATCTCGGGTATAGGATGGGATATAAGCCGAAGAGATCGAGTATGGCCCTGGAACTGGGTTCAGGGATCCATGAGGCCCTCGACCACTACTATAGCGGTCAGGGGGATCCAGTGAGTTTCTTCGAGCAGTGGGCCGATGGACGGATCGAGGCAATGGATCCGCAGTGGGAGGATGACATAAAGAACCTGAAGGAGGCCAAGGAGCTTGGGTCGCAGATGCTCCAGGGGTATCTGGAGCGCTATGACGGTAAGGACGACTTCGACGTGATTGCCACGGAGAAAACCCTGAGCCGCAAGCTTCCCGTCCCTGGCACGGGGACACTGTCCAAGTGCTCCGTGGTGTGCCGACTGGACGGCCTGGTGCGCGATCACGCAACGGGCAAGCTGTTCAGCCTGGAGCATAAGACCTTTTCGCGCTTCAGTCCTGCACTGCTGGAGCTGGATCACCAGTTCACCGCGCAGGTGTGGGTCGGCCAGAACCTGGCTAATGAGATGGGTCTGGATGAACCCGTGGTGGGGGTCATCTACAACGGTCTGCGGAAGCAGGCTCCAGGCCCGAAGGTCAAGCTCAACCTGTTCGAGCGGCACAAGCTCTACAGGACGGAGCGGCACATAGAGGTATTCCTGCACAGGGCCTACTGGCAGTATAGGGAGATGAACCGCGAGAAGTTACCGATATATCCTCAGCCCAACCAGGTCAGGTGCGGGCAGTGCGATTTCAAGGAGGTATGCACCGAATATCAGCGCGGCGGCGACTGGAGGTTCATACTAAGGGAACAGTTCACACAGCGGAACAACAGCCGCTAATGAGGTATCATACAAGCCACTATTCGCGTGGTAGCCTGAAGGTGCGGCTGACGAAGACGGGCCGCGGAGAGGAGGTGAACTAAGCATGGCAAAGAGGAAGCCGAAGGGAGGCCTACCATTCAACGTGGAGCTTCCCGAGAACTCGGAGCACCTGAACATGATAGTCTACGGCGACACAGGAGCGGGTAAGACGCATCTATGTGGAACCGCGATGGACTTCGCGGACACCAGTCCAGCGCTGTTCGTGGACTTCGAGGGAGGAACCAAGACACTGCATGGACGTAAGATCGACGTTACCAGGCCCAAGAACTGGAAGGACATCCAGGCCATATACGAGTTCTTCCTGCACGAGAACAACCACTACAAGTGCATCATCATCGATCCGCTAACCGAGGTGCAGAAGAAGCACAGCATGGGCTTCATCATGGGCGAGGTAAACGATGATGGGGAGCTCAGTCACTACTCCGACCTGGAGAGGGCGGTGGCTCCGACGCGTCAGGACTGGTTGAGATCTGGTGAGCAGATGCGCAAGCTAATCCGCGCATTCCGCGACCTGGCATACCTGGACGACCGTAACCGCAGGGTTCACGTGATCATGACGGCCCTGGAGAAGTTCGACGAGAAGAAGCAGACGGTCTGTCCTCAGTTACCAGGGGCGCTCGGCCTCGAGTGTGGGGCTATGGTGGACATATTGGTGAGACTGTCCCGACAGCACGTTGAGGTGGAGGACGAGGAAACGGGCGACGTAAGAAAGGTCATAAAACGTCACCTGCTCACCGATGACTACGTCGATGAGCTTGAAACGAAGTATATGGCTAAGAACCGCGGCAACAGGTTGGGCCTGCACATGTGGGAGCCGACCATCGAGAAAATACTGGGCGTATGGCGCTTAGCACAGGAGGTGGACGACAGTGGTGGAGAAGATTAAGCGCGACGTGGGATACCACGACACAGTTATTATAGGAGCAGGCCCTGCGGGAATGTTCGCGGCGGATGAGCTCCAGAAGAACGGCATCAAGGATATCCTGCTCATCGACATGGGCAAGCAAATGGATGATCGGAAGTGCAACGAGAGCCCGAAGTGCTCCTGCTCAACCTGCGACATCCTCGAAGGAGAGGGCGGCGCAGGGGGCTTCTCGGACGGTAAGAAGACCTACAGCCTATCCCGCGGCACGCAGATGGAGGAGCTGTTCGACGAGAAGCACGCACCAATATTACGGGAGATAGACGACACCATAGTCCGCTTCGGCGGCGCGGGCAGGGACTTCGATCCACTGCCAGGAACTCCCGAGGAGTTCAAGGGTTCTAAATTCGAGTTCGGGAGCTACCCACTGAGGCACATCGGATCCGACGGCGTGAGGGATCTGATTCGCGGTCACGCGGAGCACCTGAGGGCCAACGGAGTTCGCACCTGGTATGAGGCCGAGGCCACTCATCTCATAGTCCGAGATGGTGTGGCGATAGGCATCCTGATACACGATCGGGTCAGGGGAGATACCTACGAGGTCAGAGCCAATCGCATATTGGTGGCGACAGGCCTCCAGGGAGCACCCTGGCTTGAGGATCAACTGCGGCGCAACGGGGTCAACCTTGGATCTGGGCCAGCGGGGATTGGTGTGCGAATAGAGGCCGCACATGAGGTTCTTGCTCCGCTGTTCGACAGGTTCTACGACTTCAAGCTGGTCTACGAGCACGGAAGCCTGATATATCGGAGCTTCTGCTGTAACCAGCGGGGCTACATCGTCAATGAAAACCATCGGACACTGGGGATCCGCAACGTGAACGGTCATTCCTACCTCGATCCCGATCTCGGGAGCAGATCGTCGAACTTCGCGATCATATGCAAGGTGGGACTGGGCGAGACGCACGATCCGCAGAGCTTCGTCCGCGCAATAGCCAAGTCCATTAACGACCTGGCTGGCGGGCATCCTGTGGTTCAGACTACCAAGGACTTCGTGCATGGCAATCCGCAGGCAGAAAAGGAGGAGAATATAGCGCTTCGAGAGGAGAGGTTGGAGTGCGCGGGCATTCGCACCAACCACCAGGCCAGGTTCGGGCCTGACATAGCTGAGGCAATGCCCAATAAGGTGAGAGATGGGTTCCGCGGGTTCCTAAAGGAACTGGACGCGGTCATCCCAGGCATCGTCAGCGAGGAATCGCTGGTCTATGCTCCCGAGGTGAAATACTACGGGCGCAAGGTTCCCGTGGACTTCAACACCTGGGAGTGCAAGGAAATAGCCGATCTATACGTCCTCGGGAACGCGTCGGGGTATCTGGACAGCTTCGTGTCCGCGGCGCTAACGGGGGTTATAGCGGCCCGTAAGATCATCCAATCTAAAGGAGGTAACGAGTATGCCAAGGATTAAGGTCAACCTGGACGAGATCCCTGATGGCTTTGAGGTGATGGAACCAGGTAAGTATCTGGCGAAGGTAGTGGACATTGAGGAGGAGGAGAGTGCAAGCGGCAATCCGATGCTCGTGTGGACGTGGCAGATCACGGAAGGCGAGTATTCTGGAAGGGAACTGAAGAGCTTCACATCGCTACAGGAGCATGCGCTGTTCGGTCTGAAGGAGCACTTGACGGCCTTCGGCCTCAGCGGAGACCTGGACTTCGACACGGATAAGCTCATTGGTAAGAAGGCCAGACTCACGGTGGGTAAGACCACGGTCAAGAGCCGCAACACTGGAGAGGATATGGAGGTCAATCGCATCAACGCAGTAACCGCGGCAGGTAAGGGCGGAGCGGCCAAGGGCGGAGCTAAAGGCAAGTCCAAGGCCGAAACCAGTCAGGCCAATGGCGGCGGTGACGACGACATACCGTTCTAAATGGGCCAGGAAGCAGGAAGGGGGAGGCCCGCACAGGGTCTCCCTCATAATGTCAAGGGGGTGATGATTTCCATATGCTCGAACACGCACTGCACTACGCAAAGATGGGACTGTCCGTCATACCTGTTCACTCGGTAAAGGACGGCGAATGTAGCTGTGGAAGCCCGCGGTGCAATGCACCAGGGAAACACCCCAGGCTCAAGTGGAAGGGCCGAACCAAGACGGCTCTGACGGAAAGGCAACTGCGTGATTGGTGGGAGAAATATCCTGACAGCAACGTGGGAATAGTCACGGGAGAGATATCAGGCATAGCGGTGGTGGACATCGACGGTGAGGAGGGCCTGCGTTCCCTGGAGGAGGCGGGGCTACCCATAGATGAGCTCCCGACCGCACCGACAGCGAAGACGGGCGGCGGAGGCATCCACATAATATACCGATATCCCGAGAAGCAGGACATCAAAACCAGGGCAGGCATTCTGCCTAACGTGGACATCCGATCAGACGGCGGGTTCATCGTGGCTCCACCGTCTGTTCACATATCAGGTAATAGCTACGAGTGGATGGAGGGCCGAAACCTGGACGATCTGGATCCCTCGGACTTTGACTTCTCCCTGTTGGTAGAGGAGAAGGACAAGGCGGACGATAAGCCCAAGACAGGCACTAAGTGGTATGAGAACTATCTGCGCGGCGTGGGAGAGGGCGAGCGGAACAATGCCGCGACCAAGCTGGCGGGCAGATACTACTCGATGGGTATGTCGGATGCCGAGGTTAGCCTGCTCCTAAGCGCGTGGAACATGAACAACAACCCACCGATACCCGAGAACGAGCTCCAGCGGGTCATATCATCCATAAAGGAGCGCGAGTATAAGGTCAACGACCAGAAGAAGGATGAACTGCTCGATACAGTGTCCAATATACTGCGGGTCAACCTGTCCGCGGTGAAGCGCATCACAGGAGATGAGCCACAGTTCGTCCTGGAGTTCGACGAGGGAACCTGCACGCTAACCACGGGCCAGTTGCTGAGCCCGAAGAGCTTCCAGCAGGCAGTGGCCGAGGCCACCAAGGTGGTAGTCCGCAAGCTGTCCACCAAGACCAATCCGACGCACGACAATATGGTTCAGATGATAATGGATTGCGCGGAGGACGTGGACGCGGGCATGGAGGCTACAGGTGTTGGTGAGCTGATGGTTCTTCTGAAGGACTTCCTGGGTAGCCAGCAGGTGATGCCAACCATTGAGAGTGGAGAGGATATTCCGCGTCACGGATGCTTCCGCATGAACGGGCTTGTATGGGTTAGCCTAATGGATCTCGTTCAGAGGAGCGGCGCACGGTGGGGAATGCGAACGTCAATCCGTCAAATGGCCCAACGACTTCGGGCACTGGGGATAGAGCGAAAGACCTTCAACCTGGAGGACGGAGGTTCCCGAATTATGTGGGGAATCGACACCAGGAAGATGGGTCTGGAAGAGGGGAGTGATAGAAGTGAGAAGGATAAAGGGTAAGGAATACCGCGTTTATGGCCCTCCTGGGACGGGCAAAACGACATGGATAGTGGGGAAGGCCACTGAGTGCGCGGATAAGTTCGGGGAAGACCAGGTATCCCTGTGCTCCCTCACCAACACGGCGATCCGTGAGGTGGCGGGCAGGGATTTACCACTGGACAGCGACAACATATCTACCCTGCACGCAAGGTGCAAGAGGGCGCTGGCGGCTCCCTCACCTGCGGAGTCAAAGGTGAAGGAGTTTATCGAGGAGCATCCCGACTACGCGTCGGTGGACGGGGCCAACCCGTGCCTACCACCGTCGCTTAACCGCGGGGCCGTCGACAAGGAGGGCGAGGACACTGCGGAGACGGTGTTTGCGGGTAAGGGGATAAGCCTGTATGAGCGCGCGCAGATCCTGCGACAGCAGATGATACCTAAGGAGGATTGGCCCTACGAGGTTAGGCAGTGGTTCTCCGTGTGGGATTCGTGGTGCAGGGAGTCAGGACATATGGACTTCACGGGATGGCTTGAGGCGGCCCTGGAGGTTCGTCCTCTGCCAGCACAGCAGGTGGTGTTCGTTGATGAGGCCCAGGATCACACTCCACTACAGCTGGCGGTTATCCGTTCCTGGAATGCCAAGGCCAGGGTTCTCGTTGGTGATGACGACCAGAACCTGTATGAATGGTCAGGGGCCATACCGCAGGAGTTCTTCGGAACCGAAATACCTGCGGAGCGGGAGAAGGTGCTGGAGCAGTCCTACAGGGTTCCGCGGGCAGTCCACCGAGTGGCATCGAAGTGGGCTAATATGATCCAGAACCGCAAGAAGAAGATATACCATCCTCGGGACTTCGAGGGTAGCGTCCAACAGGTTTCATATAGAATTGACGATGCGGAGCATGAGGGAACTCTCCCTCCAAGGCTGTTGGAGGAGGAGGGCAAGTCACATATGATACTGGCCTCCTGCTCCTACATGCTCAACGGAGTGATCGGAGCACTGAAGGAGCAGAAGATACCATTCTACAATCCATACCGCAGAACCAATGCGCGGTGGAATCCGCTCGACAGCCCAGGTAGCAGGATATTGGACTACCTGGCGGCGGCGGATAGGCCTGACGGCTCCTGGACGGGGGCCGAGGCATATAACTGGGCGAATATACTGAAGGCCCGCGGAGTGTTCAAGACGGGTATGAAGGAGGAGTTCCTGTCCAGGTGCGAGCACGCGGGAGGTCAGAAGCTTCCTAACAGGGACATATATGAGTGCTTCCTTCCAGGTGTGCTGGATCTCCTGGCCAAGCAGGACTTGTCCGTTCTGAAGGACATGAGGAAGGCGGGCGTTCCTGGTTCCTGGAACTACGCATTGGACATATTCTCCAGGCCCAGGGAGCAGTGGAAGCCCAGGGTAATCGTCGGGACGATCCACAGCGTGAAGGGAGGCGAGGCCGATAACGTCTACCTATTCCCTGACCTATCACCATCAGGTCATCTGGACTACACTGGGCCGAATGCCGACCGCGTCATGCGACTGTTCTACGTCGGCATCACCAGGGCCAAGGAGAACCTGTATCTCTGCCAGCAGAACAGGCCTAAGGCCGTAACATGGATAGCATAGGAAGGAGGTGCATGAAATGACTGAAAAGCGGGTATATACCCCTAAGGAAGTGGCGGAGATCCTGGGAGTTAGCGTCTTCACGGTTCATGAGCTCCTGCGTGAGGGTAGGCTCGGCGGCTTCAAAATCACGTCGCGCTGGAGGATACCGTCTGACGAGTTAGATGAGTTCATCAGGGCCAGCAATAGGCCCGACGAGGAGGAGTAATACCATATGGGAGAGGAGAGATATCAAATGCAAGGCGTTAAGCAGATCAGAGCACTACTAATCCTGGCAGGGATCTTCATGGCGGCCATCCTGTCAGCGAACACACTGGCCAGTAAACTGTTCGAGGTGGGGGGCTACGTTATGACGGCGGGCATCGTGGCCTTCCCGATCACCTTCCTGGTGACGGACATTGTAAACGACGTGTGGGGCCGACGAGTGGCTCACTCTATGGTAATCGCGGGGTTCTTCGCTAACGTGGTTATGGTGGCCCTGTATCACCTGGGAATCTGGCTACCTCCCGCGGTCTTCTGGGAGAACCAGGAGGCCTTCGCGACCATACTTGGAGAGGTTCCGCGGATAGTCCTGGCCAGCATGACAGCCTACCTCATATCCCAGACCTGGGATGTGTGGATCTTCGACCGAATCAAGAAGCGGCTCAGCAGGTTCGGCCTGTGGTTCCGCAACACGGTCAGCACGGTCACGTCACAGATCATCGACAGCGCGGTGTTCCTAACCATAGGGTTCGCAGGGGTGATGCCGCGGGAGGATCTGATCGTGATGTTCGTGACCTACGTGGTAGCGAAGTTCATAATCGCAGTGATCGACACACCGTTCGTATATCTCGGTGTAGCACTTGTAAGGAGGTATGGGAAAGATGATTAAGACAGTGGTGGTTCCGAGTGAAGATGTGTGTAGCGTAACGAGCATAGGTATAGACCTGGAATTCGAGGCCATATGTCCCGTTCCAGGCAAGCCTTACGGGGGAACGATCGAGGTTAGTTACAAGCCCATGATCGAGGAGGAGACCAAGCTCATCGAGTGGAACAGCTTGCAGGACTGGATTGAATCCCTGCGGGACACTGAGCACACGGCGGAGGGCATGGCAAACCTGGTAGCTCAACGCGTCCATGATGCCGTGAATCCCGAGTGGGTCGAGGTGACTCTGTGGGTGGAATCGGCGTTCCACCTGCCAGTAATGGTGGTGGCGGAGTTATGATGGAGATAAGGGTATCAACGACAGTCCGAGCCCTGCACTGCTGGCCTGAAGCCAGTGGTGTTAGGGAGTATCTGAAACATCCGCACATGCACGACTTCCGTGTCACGGCATGGGCTGACGTTAATCACGCTGACCGAGACATTGAGTTTCATGACCTGCGGGACGATCTCCAGGCGGCGCTCATCTCCAGGGCCAGCTACAAGCGGCTTACGGGTGATCGCGGGGAGGAGGTGGTGGTCTACGACTTCGGCAGAGCATCCTGCGAGGACTTAGGTAACTGGATCCTCGGTAAGATGCCTCACGTCAAGCGCGTCCGAGTGATGGAGGATGCGGACTGCGGCGCGGAGGTGTATCGGGATAGTAGGCCCAGGCCACCTGTGGTGACCATATGTGGCTCCACGCGCTTCAAGCAGGCATGGCTCGATGCCATGAAGCTCCTGGAGGAGGAGGGATGTGCGTCCTTCATGGTGGGGAGCTTCATGCACGCAGACCAGGAGGAGATCTCGGAGGAGGCGAAGATAGCCTTCGACGAGCTTCACAAGCGCAAGATAGAGATGTCTGACTGGATCTATGTGCTCAATGTGGACGGATACGTCGGCAGGAGCACCGCGGGAGAGATCCGACACGCACAGGCCCTGGGTAAGGGAGTGCGCTTCCTGGAACCCGACAAGGTTCCCGAGGAGTTTAGGTAGCGGGAGGGCCTTCGGGCTCTCCCTTACCACACAGTAGAGAGGGGATGGTGACGATTAATGTGAGAGAGGAAGTGGCTAAGTTCGCGCAGGTCATGGAGCACAAGCTCAGATGCAACGACCATAAGCCGCATTGGAAGGAGCTCGGCGTTGATAGTGCTCAGTGGTTTCTTGATCGTCTACGTGAGGAAGTGGAGGAACTCGATGAGGCATTATCCCGCGGCGACCGAGACGATATCATGAAGGAAGCCGCGGACGTCGGCAACTATGCCATGATGATCATGGACATATATGCGAGAGGAGGTAATGGTATTGGCATATGCGATTATGAGTTGGAACGAGCAGAGAGAGGGAGTATTCCTCGACCGCTACGCGCTGAAGGACGTGCAAGGTCAACAGGTGGAGAGCGATCCGCAGGAGATGTGGAAAAGGGTCGCTAACAACATGGGTAGGACACCTGAGGAGAGGGAGGACTTCCTTTCTATTCTTCAGGACTTTCAGTTCGTTCCAAGCGGTAGGATCCTGTCAGGCGCGGGAGCGGGCCAGCAGGTGACCTACTACAACTGCTTCGTCATTGGTGTTCGGGCCAGGGACATGACGAAGGGTAACGACAGCAGGCACGGTATAATGGATACCCTATCCGACACGGTGGAGATTACAGCCCGCGGTGGCGGGGTAGGGGTTAATTGGTCTACGCTGAGGCCCTCAGGCTCCTACATCCAGGGAGTCCACGGCAATAGCTCAGGGGCCAACAGCTGGATGAGAGGCGCGGACGGTCTGGCGGATCAAATCCGTCAGGGCGGCAGTAGAACCGCGGCCTTGATGTTTATGTTGGAGGACTGGCATCCCGACATATTGGAGTTCGTGAATCCCGAGAGGCGGTTCGAGAGGGCCAACTTCTCGGTTGGCGTGTCCGATCGGTTCATGCAGGCTTTGGAGAATGATGAGGACTGGACTCTCATCTTTCCTGATACGTCACATGAGCTCTACGACCGTCTGTGGGACGGGAACATCCGAAAGTGGGTCGAGAGCGGCCTACCAGTGAAGGAGTATGCTCGGGTTCCTGCGAGGAGAATATGGATGGAGATGCTTGACGGGGCGCATCGCACGGGTAGTCCTGGTGTGGTGTTCCTCGAGAGGTGTAACAAACGATCCAACACCTGGTTCGCGGAGGAACTAATTTGCATGAATCCGTGTGGGGAACAGTCACTCCCTGCGGGAGGATCCTGCAACCTGGGATCCATCAACCTGGCGGCCTTCTGGGATCCAACCAGAAGGGATCTGCGTTGGGATGCGCTTGGCAGGGCCGTCCGACTGGCGGTCAGGTTCCTGGACAACGTGATAGACCTCAGCGTGGACATCAACCAGGAGATCGGCGACATCCAACGGCAGATCCGACGGGTCGGTCTGGGGACTATGGGTCTGGCGGACGTGATGATACTTAGTGGTGTTCGCTACGGCTCCGCGGAGAGTCTGGCTCTTATAGACCACATATATTCCTTCATCAGGGATCAGGCCTACCTTGCCAGCGTTGATCTGGCGGTGGAGCGGGGGTCTGCTCCAGCGCTGGACGTTGACAAGTATCTCCAGGCGCACTTCATTCGAACCCTACCAAACGAGGTCAAGACCGCTATACGGGCCAATGGTATCCGCAACCTACAGCTACTGACGCAGGCTCCGACGGGGACAACGAGCATACTGGCGGGAGTGTCCAGCGGCATCGAGCCCGTCTTCAGCAAGAAATACCTGCGCAGGGATGCCACTGGCGAGCACTACATGACGCATCCACTGTTCGAGGGGGTGTGCGGCCAGCACCTGGTCACGGCGAGCCAGGTGAGCATTGAGGAGCATGTCCGCGTGCAGGCCAAGGTTCAGGAGTATCTGGACAGCTCCATATCGAAGACCATAAACCTGCCAACCGATTCCACATTGGACGACATTGATGAGGCGTATAGGCTGGCCTATGACCTCGGATGTAAGGGAGTGACGGTCTACCGCAACGGCTCCCTGGACGACGTTCTTTACGAGGGAGATAGCGGGGAATGCGAGGTGTGCAGTGTATGAGCCAACTATTCCTGGTTGACTGCACCGAGTGCGATACCCAGTGCGTCCTGCACGCACCTCATCGGGTTCGATGGGAGTGCTACAACTGCGGGGCCGACCTGCGACCTGACTGGCAGAAGGAGCAAGAAGATTAGCAAGGCATGAGTGATAGTATCCGATGGTGTTCGGGTGCTACGATGAGCGTGGAAGGAGGAGGATGAAAATGAAGATAGCGACGATATTACCAACGGAATACCTGGGCCTGGAGATGAGGAACGACTACCACCTCTGTCTGGCGCACCTCCTGGGTGATGCGAGATATGGGGAGTTCTTCAAGCACCAGGCCAGGAAGGGAAACCTCGTTATGATGGATAACGGGGTCGTCGAAACGGGGGAGCCAATGGACATCCATGAGCTCATTACCCTCGCGGATCACCACGGGGTTCATGAGATGGTGCTTCCCGACAAGATCTACAGCAAGCAGGAAACCCTAATGCGCGGCGGCAGGGCGATGTTCTACTTCTACAAGAAGCGCTCCGAGATGGAGCATGACATCGACCTGGTAGCCGTCCCTCAGGGCGCGGATGCGCGGGAATGGGCCATATGCGTCAAGGAGATGCTCGAGTGGCCCGTCAAGACCATCGGAATATCAAGGTTCATATCTCGATACTTCCCAAGCAGGGCCGAGGCCTTGAGGAGCGTTCCTGAACTGGTGGACAGTGACAAGGAGATCCATCTCCTGGGATGCCCTAACGATCCACGGGAGATATATGAGGTCGAGCAGGCCTTCCCTGGGCGCGTTCGCGGCGTGGATAGTGGTATAGCGGCCATGTATACCCAGGTGGGCAAATACGCGGGCGATGGGGATCCCAAGCCCGATGTGGAGCTTGACTTCTCGAACGATGCGCTGGATGAGGAACTGCTCCAGCGAAACGTCGAATGGTGGAGGAACCGATGCTTGGGGAACGTGTAGCATACGGACTGTTGATCATATCCCTCGTCGGTGCGGTGAGCCTCCAGGCGGTGGAAATCAACCAGAGGCGGGCCGAGGTCAAGGATCTCCAGGAGGAAGTTCACACTTTGGCCCGCGAGGTTTCCACGAGAGAGGCCGAATTGGAGCAGGCCTATACCGACCTATTGGGTAGGTGGGAGGATTTCGAGGAGGACGCGACGGAGTGGACGGTGGAGGAGTTCCGCATCACTGGCTACGCTCCCTTCGACGATCCTGCGGGCCTGTGCTCCGACGGGGATCCAACCACTACCAGGTCGGGAACCTATCCGACTGAAGGCAGGACAGTGGCCGTGGATCCCAACGTAATTCCGCTGGGGACACCGCTATGGGTCGAGGGTTATGGATGGCGGATGGCTGAGGATACGGGAGGAGCCGTGCGCGGGAACCACGTTGATGTTATGGTGGACGATCGCGCTAAGGCCCTCCAGATCCACGGTGAGGCCGTCGTAATATACCCTGAAGAAGGAGGAGGATATTAATGGTAAAGGTTTACACGGTCGTCGGCGCTCTGTGGGGCGACGAGGGCAAGGGGAAGTTCGTTAATTACCTGTGCAACCGCAACAACGCGGACATAGCTGTGCGGTTCAACGGGGGTAGCAACGCAGGCCACTGCATCCACACGGAGGAATTCGGGACGGTCATGTTCCGCACTCTCCCGACTGGATCGACGCGGCCTGGGACGACAGCTGTGCTGGGCAACGGCATGGTCATCGATCCCGAGTTCCTTTTGAAGGAGATCAAGGTAGTCCGCGCGATCAATCCCGACTTCAAACTCTTAGTGGACAAGAGGGCGCATCTCGTCCTACCAATACACCAGAAGGCGGACGGGAACCAGGATGATGAGAGGAAGCAATCTATAGGAACGACGCGGAGCGGAAATGGCCCTGCCTACTCGGATAAGGCCTTCCGCGCGGGTGTGCGAGTGCAGGATCTTTACCGTCTCAACTGGGAACTGGACAACATGCTGTCCGCGGTGGTAATGCGCAACGGCGGTGGGGTGGAAGATCTAAGAGAGCTGGAGAAACTATCCCGCAAGTGGCGCGAGGAGCTGTCGGACTATGTTGGTGATGGTAGCGCGCACGTTAACGACGCGATCAGTGAGGGAGCAACGGTGGTATTTGCTGGAGCCCAGGGGGTTCTGCTGGACATCGACCACGGAGACTATCCCTTCGTAACATCCTCCAACTGCATCCCTGCGGCAGTGGGAACTGGTGCGGGGGTCGATCCTCGGCGCGTTGATGATGTCGTCGGAGTGGTGAAGGCCTACAGCACGCGGATCGGTGAGGGGCCGCTACCCACGGAGATCCGCGATGAGGAAGTGGCGGAGCACATCCGCAGGCAGGGTAACGAGTATGAGATCGGGGTTCACATACACAGGCCGAGGCGCATAGGCTGGCTCGACGCGGAGGGCCTTCGCAGGTCAGCTCGAGTGTGCAACTACGACTACCTGGCCATTACCCTTCTGGACGCGCTGAACGGCCTGGAGAGGATCGAGATACCTGGCGTGGGAACCATGCCTGGTTGGGACGCGGACATTAGCAAGGCTAAGAGTATGGATGATCTGCCGACGAGCATGTGCGAGTATATCAGCGAGGTGGAGAACATCGCGGGATGCCGCGTGGGTCTGGTCTCCACGGGGCCTCACACAGATCAGGTGATAGACCTAAGGAGTGAGTGGAGATGAGAGTAGGAAACTGCGACCAGTGCTCCCTCAGTGGTGAGCCCGTTCATCCACATGGATGGACGGAGGAGCCAGATATAGCATTCGTCGGGGAAGCTCCTGGGGCAGAGGAGGAGCGGCGCGGTCGGCCATTCGTCGGTCGCGCGGGCAAACTCCTGCGGGAGGCCCTGACACTTATAGACTTTGACCTGGAACGTATATACTATACCAACGCGTGCCTGTGCAGGCCACCGAAGAACCGTGATCCGCGAGCCAAGGAGATGAGGGCCTGCAACGGGCGGCTATTGGAGGAACTATCCGAGGTCAAACCGCGGATCGTTGTTCCACTGGGTAACATTGGCATTAACTCCCTGCTTGGAGGAGGCCGCGGGATAACCAAGCGACGAGGCATATACCAGGAGGCGCACGGACACCGCATCATACCAACACTACATCCAGCGGGGGTTCTGCGGTCACCCGAATCCTTTGTGGACTTGGTGGCCGATCTGGAATACATCAAATCCGTTCTGGACGGGGAGGAGCCCGTCATCAACCCACCGCGGGAGTCATACGTCATAATAGAAACGCAGGAGGGCTTCGATGCACTCATCAAACGTCTGCGGGATGTGGGCAAGGCCGCAATCGACCTGGAGACCGCGAGCCTGGATTTCATGGACGGCCACATACTAAGCGTCGGTTTCACCTGGGCGCGAGGAACTGCTTGCGTCCTGGACTGGCAGGCCCTGGTGGAGGGTAACCTGGCTAACTTCAAGGCCCTGCGAGATACCTTGGCAAATATAGACTGCTACTTCCACAACGGTCAGTTCGACGTCCTGTGGTTGAGGGCCAAGGGAATATATCCGAGGTTTGTTGGGGACACCATGCTAATGCACTACGCGATAGATGAGCGGCAGGGATCCCACGGCCTCAAGCGGCTGTCCATATCACGGTATAGATCTCCCGAGTATGATGACGAGCTCAAGGCCCTAATAAAGACCAAGCGCTCGGCGCGGGAGAATGGGGAGAAAGGAGCGGTGAAGGTTCTGGTGGATGAGGAAGACCGCAAGGCTCCTCTTAAACTCTCCCTGGACGACTGGGCAGATGACGAGGTGCGGCGGGCCATAATGGAGTATAACGGAGCGGATTCCGACTACACCCTTCGACTGTCCGAGGATCTCAGGCAGGATATGGTGGAGGACGATGTGTCCGAGGTGCATGAGAAGCTCCTGGTTCCCGCGGCGAGTCACTTCATTGACCTGGAGCTCAGTGGGATGTTGGTGGACATTGACTACCACGATGCTATAGGAGCGGAGTGGTCGGCTAAGATCGAGGAGCTTGAGGGTAGGATACGGAGCTACGAGGGAGCCGAGGAGATTAACCTTAATAGCCCGAAGCAGATCGCGGAGTTCATATTTGACCACCTGGGACTGATTCCTATGGTCAACGAGGACACCGACCGCATTGACCAGGACACCATACTGCAACAGATTCAGCAGGTGGAAGATCCCGAGGCACAGGAGTATTGGAGGTCGTCTACCTCCCACATATTTACGGACATGAAGCCGCGGAGCACGTCCACCTACATGCTATACTGGCTGGCCCAACAGCACGAGTGGCCCAGGTTGATCGTCGAGCACAGGGAGTATAGCAAACTGCACGGCGCATACTATCAGGGATACAAGGATATAATGTGGAAGGACGGGCGCATCCGACCGCGCTACAGGGTTCATGGGACGCGGACGGGCAGACTGTCCTCCACGGATCCCAACATCCACGGGATGCCACGGCAAAAGGTTATAAAGGACATATTCACCGCGGATCCAGGCTATACCCTGATACATGCCGACTACTCCCAGGCGGAGATCCGCATGATGGCCCACTTCGCAAAGGACGACAAGCTAATCGAGGCACTGCACGAGACGGACATCCACAGGGCCATATCACGGGAGCTGTTCAACCTCTCGGAGGATGAGCTTGAAGCGCTTCCCGAGGAGGAGGTCAAGTTCAAGAGGAGGGCCGCTAAGACGATCGCGTTCGGCCTCATATATGGTAGGTCGGCCAAGAGTCTGGCTCCCCAGCTGAGCGTCTCCCTAACGGAGGCCGAGGCATACATGAAGAAGTTCTTCCAGATGATGCCTGGGGTCACCAGGTGGATAGCTCGGCAGAAGGATCGCGTCCTGCGCGACCAGGAGGTCACCTCCCTATATGGTAGGAAGCGGCGGTTCCCGATCATCTTGGATAGGGGGCATGCCAACGAGGTCAAGCGGCAGGCGGTCAACATGCCGATCCAGAGCTCGGTAAGCGATATGACACTGCTGGCGAACCTGCGGGTAATGGAAACCCTGCGCAGTGAGGGTATCAGCGTCAGGCCCTGGCCGCACATCCACGACGGGTTCCTGATCCAGGTTCCCAGTCACCTGGTGAAGCCGTCCACGGAGATCCTCATTGACGTGATGCACGACGTGGACTTCGAGACCGACGTTCCGTTCTCGGTGGAGGTGGACGTCGGCAGGAAGTGGGGCGACATGGAGACAATATACGAGGGGTAGCATCTACTACCAGAGTCCTATCTTTCTGGGACTCTGGTATTATTTTTGATCTACTACCAAAGGATTAAATTTCTACTACCTTCGGTCTATTTTTGGGTGAGGGCGCGGGCATATGAGCCGCATATAATCGGAGGGGTCAGGATATCTGTTGGATACCTGGCTCCTCCGAATTTTTTCGAGGAATTCGCTATTAGCCTATTTCATCCAATGGTGACCTGTGGTTTAATGAAGATGCACCAGGGAGGTGCGCAACACCAGCTCTTCGACAACCGAACAGGAACACCCGAAAGGGCGGCGGGGGCCGATATCACCTGGGGGGCCAAGGGGCCTTAAAAGGCAAACAGCCGCCACGACCCTGCCAGACCAGAGGCGGCTCGGGTAGCACCCGAGAGGGAACAACCGAGCTAAAGAGCGGACGGAACACTGGCAGGCGAGCGGAGAAGGGTAAACAACACCCCAAGGAACAGCCGAAACGGAGCTACGGCTCCGTCGGTGAGGGATAGCCTCCTCACCCTGATGAGAGCAGGCTATACCAACTCAAAGGAGGACGATCAGATGAGAGGCATACGGGAAACTAAGCAGGCACTGGGTCTGGGAACGGAGTGGACGGTTAAGAAGGCTAACTCGATCAAGATCATCTTCAGGAACCGCAGGACGAATGAAACCGCGGTTCACTACCGATAAGGAGGGCTAACAAATGAGAGAGCTTAACGAGAGGATCTTCGACCTAATCGCGGACGAGATCGAATGGGAAGGGATGGCAATGGGGATCGACGACCTGATAGAGGGTAAGAACACGGTATGGCTAACACTGCACGAGGAAGATGAGGGATTCAGGGCCGCGATGAAACAGCGCGGGGTCAGCACCATGAAGGAACTGGTAGAGGAGCACATCAACGAGGAGCTCACCGAGTGGCCCTGCAAGGTGAGCCTGGAAGCGGACGGAGACGGCTACGCGATAAGGTTCAGGCCTGAATGCCCTGAATGCGGCGAGCCAACGGATCAAGCACCGATGAGCGATCCCGAAACGGACGAGCACATCGGAAGCTGGTGGTTCTGCACCGCATGCGACTGGGAAAGGGACATGATGATCAGGGAGGAGGAATAACAGCCGAAACCAGGCCGCAGGGCCTGGTCAGCAGGGAATGGCCACCCTGCTCTGAGGATGGCAGGCCAACACCACCATATAGAGGAGGAGATCGACAATGACTAAGAGGACAATGAGCACGGGCATCAGCCCGAAATACGTAAAGGGATGGGACGCGGAGAAGGCTATAAGGGAGATCATACAGAACTACCTGGACAGTAGGAAGGAATTCAACTGCGAGGGACACCTCGACTGGAGGAACGGGATGGGGATCGCCAAGGACTACGGGCCAGGGCTCGAGCTTCGTCACCTGGCACTGGGAGTAAGCGAAAAGGACGGCGACACCATCGGGAAATACGGCGAAGGCCTAAAGCTGGCACTACTGGTGATGGCTCGCGAGGGCCGCGACATCGAGGTCTGGGCTAACGGGAACGTCATAAGGCCAACCATCGAGCACGACGCGGACTACCAAACGGAGGTCATGGTTCTGAATGTAGAGCCGATGGCTCCGAGGCACGCGGCGACGCACACAGGAACCAGCGTCAAGTTCGAATGCACCGAGGAGGAGCTTGAAGCAGGGAAGCGCTACTTCGAGCACTACCTGGTCAAGAAGGACGACTTCGAGTGGATGGAGCGCGGCAAGATCAGCACTCCAGGAGGCTTCATCTTCATCAACGGCGCTAAGGTCGGGGAGATACCCAACGCACTGTTCAGCTACCACCTACAGGAGCGCGAGACAGGTGACATTGGTAACCGTGACCGCGAGATCGTCAACAGGAACCTGGTCGAGCGGGTTGTCCGCAAGGTCATCAGCGAAACGAGCTCCACCAAGGTAATGGAGCGCATACTGCTGGCAGTAGCCCGCGAGGAGGAGGCCTGGGAGGTAGAGATCGGCCTCAACGAATGGATGCTCGGCAAGGACAGCCGCAGGGTATGGAAGCGCGCATTCAACAAGGTGATCGGTAAGGACGCGGTGGTAAGCGACGGAAACCAGGACGCAGACGTTCAGGCCCGCTACAAGGGCCACAAGATACTGAAGGTCGGCTTCCGCTGGCAGGAAGCACTGGGAGCAATCGGGGTCGAAACCAGCACCGAGGTCATCACGAGGAACAACGGCGGAGCCAAGAAGATAGCGCTGAAGAACCTGACCGAGGAGGAGCGCAGTAACTTCAAGACGGCCCGCACACTGGTTGAGCGGCACTACAACGAGACAGGGAGCGTCAGCATCGCGGAAGACCTCAGCAGGATGAGCGGCGCAAGCCAGGACACCAAGGTAAACGGGGTCTACAAGCGGAGCGAGGATCGGATCTACCTTCGCAGAGGCATCCTGGCAGACCTTCAGCAGACCATACACGTCCTGCTCCACGAGGCGGTTCACAAGCACAGCGGCGCGAATGACTGCACAGCGGAATTCGAGCGCGCGCTAACCGACGTGGCAGTAGGCATGATGATGAAGGAGGTGAACTAAATGCGCAGGGGTATAGCAAGCTTCGCAGGGACAGCCAAGCAGTTCGCGGCGGTGGTCAAGCTGGCTAAAATGCACGGGATCAGCATCGACGAGGCACAGAGGATACTTCGCGAGACAGCAGGCGCGAAGCTATAGCCGAAACCAGGGCTCGGCCCTGGTCGGTGGGAGATGGCCTACCCACCCTGAAGATGGCAGGCCGAAAGGAGGGAGACGATGAGAGATCACATACGGGAGAGGGTCATAGTAACGGGAACATATGTGGTGAATGCAAGCGCGACGGTAAGACAGGCGGCCAGGGCATTCGGAGTATCGAAGTCCACGACCTGGAAGGACGTCGTCGAGCGCTTGCCTGAGGTAAACCCTGAGCTGGCGGACAGGGCCATACGGGTCATACAGACCAACAAGCAGGAGCGACACCTTCGCGGCGGGCTGGCCACCAGGCTCAAGTATCAGCAAAGGAGGGATAATGGTGGAGAGAGCTGAGGTTCGGGATCCACTGGCCTACATGTTCGCGGGTAGGGCCGTGGTGACCATAGCTAACGTTGAGACGGGAAACAGGTTCACCTACAAGGTGAAGCGCATGGAGGGCGACGACGGAGTGGTGAGATACTTCATCAACCTGCTCCGAGGGCCAGACAACGAGGACGACTACAGCTACATGGGGATGATGGTGGAGGGCCAGGGTCGCGGGATGATAACGACCAGGGCCAGCAAGGTGACGGAGCGCGCAGTGAGCTTCCAGGCCTTCAACTGGGTTCTGGCGGCACTGCGGGCCGACAGGCTACCCGAGAAGATCAAGATCTACCATGAAGGGAGGTGCGGCAGGTGCGGTCGCAGGCTGACGGTTCCCGAATCCATCGAGATGGGACTGGGGCCTGAGTGCGCTAAGCGCGCTTGATGTAATCTACGAGTGGCAACTATTATCTTGTCAACGCGACGATGTGAGGTTAGAATGGAGCAAGACCAAATCGGGCTGGCAACCCTGAACTGCCGAAAGGAGGAATATCATGAAGGAATTCACCGAGAACTACGCAGGGTTGATAGAGGACATGATGAGGAGGGCGGCCAAGAAGGGACGCACGGACGAGGCGGAGAAGGAATACTACATCACGGCATCAGATGCCAAGCGCATCAAGAAGCTGGAGTTCCCAGGAATGGTCTTCGGCAAGCCCGTGGACTTCGACCAGGAGGAGCGCAAGCTCGTTGTCCTGCCTAAGGATGGGACGGACGCGCAGGAGGACACCTCGGAGGAGCAGGAGACTACCCCTATACCTGAGCATAGCCAGGGCGCGGAGGAGGCCTCCTCGGGCGAATCTGAGGGGCCAAAGGAAGAAGAGGTGCAGGACTTCCTAATGTGGGTTGGCTACAGCGGCTACCCGACCATAGAGGAGTTCGTCGACGAGGCGGAGCGGTTGGGAGTCAGCAAGCGCATTAGCAGGTTACCGAAAGGCCTTGTGCCTGGTAAGAGCAGGATCCTACTGGCCCATGACGAGGGCATCCAGGGCGACGCGGTAATCTTCGGATACTTCACGGTGGAAGGAGCGGAAATGATCGTCAAGGAGAGGGAGGACAGGCCGCTGGATCTACCCGAATATGTCCAGGCAGTGACTCTCCAGGAGGCCTACGTGGAGGAGGAGCGCGGATGCGGGTATCGCACCGAGGTAGGAGCGCTCTACCTCATATGCAACGACATGGATCAGTTCATCAAGGGAACCAAGGAGGCCGAGGAGGTTGAAATTCACGGCGGCCTGGTGATCCTGGACGAATATAGGGACTACAACGCGCTGGTTCATCCCGAGGCCAAGCGGTTCAGAAGCTTCCGCAAGGTGGACGCGGATGAAATCCTGGCAAGCGACCAGGTCAAAACCGCACCGAGGGAACGAGCCGAGCGCACCATTGAAATCCCAGTAGATGAACTGCCGAAGGCAGGCACCGAATGGACGGACAGGGAGCGCGACGAGCTCTTCAAGCTGGTTGAGAAGCACGGCAAGCTATATCCCGCGTTCAAGGAGTTCGAGCGGCAGACCAACAGGTCAATGCGGAGCGTAGAGTATCAGTGGTTCAAGATGAAGAAGGATCAGGTCAAATACGAGGAGCAGGATCAGGTGGACGACATTCTACAGGGAGAGGGGGAAGCATAGATGTTCGAAAAGGAACTGGCGAGAGTTCGCAAGGGACTATGTCCGATATGCGGGGAACCGATAAACGAGGAGGACTTCAGGGACGACCTGTCCAGGAAGGAGTATAAGATCTCAGGTATGTGCCAGTCCTGCCAGGACAGTTTCTTCACCGAGGACGAGGAGCAGTAGCTCCTCTCCTCACCAATATCCTCGGGCGCGGGGTCGGAGGGTATTGGTGAGGGCAGAACATGAGAGGAGGTGATGAGATGGGCTATTCGAAGGCGCGCTTCGAGGAGTTATACCAGGAATTGCTGGAGCACGAGGCGCAACTGCTTAATCTGAAGCGCGGGGAGTATACCTCCCAGGGGGAGGATGACTGCTTGCAGAACTTCCGACAGGTGGCGGCGTTTGAGGGCCGACGGCCCGAGCAGGTGTGCATGACATACGTTCTAAAGCACATACAGAGCATACAGCGGGCGGTCGACACCGAGCGCTATGATTTCACCTGGTGGCAGGAAGGAACTGGGGTCGAAGGCCTCAAGCAGAGGATCGCGGATGCACGCAACTTCCTGGCCCTGTTAGCAGGCATCCTGGATGACAAACGGGGCTAATAAACCTATCGAAGGAGGAGGAACAAATGGAATTCATGGACATTCTGAGGAAGGCGATGGAGAAGAACAGTGGTAAGAAGGTGGTCGTGGCGGATGCAAGGCCCGACCTGGTGGAGAAGGCGCGGCAGAACAACGAGCGCGTCAGGAAGATTTACGAGAAGTATGAGCGTATGGTTGAGGAGATCCAGGAGAAGGCCCAGGCCGAACTGGACGCGGAGAAGGAGTATCACGAGGCACTCTGGGAGGAGATCTACAGGGTTCATAATCTCAGCCCGAGTGATCAGCTTACCGTCAACATCCCGACGGGCAAGATCTTCAAGGTGGTAATGCCTGACGATCCCGAATACAACCTGGTGAGCGACGAGTCACACAAACTGGATGAGTAAATGGGCGGGGAGGCTTCGGCCTCCCTTCCACTAAATCCAAGGAGGCGATGGTATGAGACTGGAGAACATGGAAATTCACGGCTCCTGGCAGGACGTGGCTGACGCGGCCTACTCCACCGAGGGTAAGCGGCGCGGCGGGCGCATCTACCCAGGGCCAGACTGGAAGAAGGCAATGCTCCTGGCGGAGCACTCACCGATCCGCAGGCTACGCGTAAGCTGGCGGTGGGTAGACCTACCCTACTGGGTATCGGTTCAGATGGTGAGGCACAAGATCGGCATCGAGCACTTCGTCAGCACGCAGAGGACGGATCGCACGGGTAGGAACCGCGACGAGCTTCCGCAGAGCGCTCCCGTAATACACGCGGCGGAGGCAAACGCGCAGGCACTCATCAACATCAGCCGCAAGCGGCTCTGCTCCAAGGCCAGTGAGGAAACCCGAAGGGCGTGGGCCTTACTGGTGGGGGAGATCAGGCGCTACGATGGCATACTTGCAAGCGTCATGGTTCCTGAGTGCGCGTATCGCGGCTTCTGTCCCGAGCGCGAACCCTGTGGCCGCGTGCAGTCAGAGGACTGGGGTAGGCTCCGACGGGCCTACATGGACTGGAAGGAAGCACACAACTGCTTCTCCGAGATGGAACTGGCGGAGCTTGGCTACTGCTACGACGTGGCCAGGTGCAGGAAGTGCGGTAGAACCTGGCGGGTTCCCGCGGAGAAGTTCGGGGATGGAGGTGAGATCAGATGATACTGCGAAGATGCCCTAAATGCGGTGAGCGGCACTACAGCGCTGACACCAGGGACGTGAACTGGGAGTGTCGGAACTGCGG